GCGCGTGGTTTCGCGAGCACGGACTCGACTTCCGCGCGTTTCTGCGCGATGGCATTGAAGCCGACGAGTTGGTCTCGAAGGGCGACGCGATGGCCGTGCGCGTTGTGGCGTTGAAGGCGAAGCGGGAGGGCGAGAATGGGTAAGCAGAAGAAGCCCAAGATTCCCGTCACCGACTACACGTTGTCGGTTCACTACGGAATCTCCCTCGGCCCCATCGACGCGCTGCTCAAGATTTGGACCGGCGAGAAGATCGCGTGGGAGGGCCGTCAGGAATCGCAGGGCGACATCCTCATCCGTCAACTCGATCTCTACGGCGGCCCGAAGAAGGAAGGCGGCGTTGAAGGCATCGCGCACTATCTGCCGGGCGGCCAATCGCAAATCATCCCCGAGAAGATCGCGGCGAAGTTCGGACTCACGTCTGCCACCATGCCCGCGTTCCGTGGTACTTCGACTATCTTCTTCCACGGTGACACGTCGGAAGGCGAAGACGACTCGAACTCGACGTTCGTGGACGACAACATCACGCAATGGGCTTTCGTCGGCCGCTTCCCCATCCTGCTCGGTCAGCAGGGCTCGTCGCCGAACGGCGTCAAGGGAAAGCCCGGCTTCTATTGGCAGTCGCAGAACCCGAGCATCAAGACGATTTGGGTCACGGCCGAACGATGCCCGCGCTCGCTCGGCACGTTGAACTCGCGCATTCTCAATCTTGAAACGGTCGAAGACGAAAGCTCGAACTCCGAACTGTCCGCGCAGTACGACGGCAACCCGGCGCACATCATCTACGACTGCCTCACCAACACCGATTTCGGTATGGGCGCATCGTCCGCGATGATCGACGAAGCCTCGTTCTTGGCCGCAGCGCAAACGCTGTTCGACGAAGACTTCGGCGTGTCGATGCTGTGGACGCAGCAATCGACGGTCGAAGCGTTTGTGCAGGAAGTGCTCGATCACATTCAAGCCACGCTGTTCGTCGATCCAAAGACGGGCCTCATCAACATCACGCTCCTTCGCGCCGACTACGTTGCGGCCGACGCTCCACTGTTCACGCCGGATAACTGCGTCGTGCAGAACTTCGCTCGCAAGGGCGAGGGCGAGATCATCAACGAGATCGTCGTCACGTACACTAACCCGCGCAACGAGAACGAAGTCACGCTGACGGTGAAGAACCTCGCTGGCATCTCGAACGTCGGCGGCATCGTCAGCGACGGCCGCAACTACTATGGCGTGCGCAAGAGCAGCCTCGCCGCGATGCTGGCGAACCGCGACATCCGCAGCGCCGGTATCCCGCTGGCGAAGTGCGAGATGATTACGTCGCGTGACGGGTGGACGCTGACGCCGGGCCAAGTCCTGCGTCTCACGTATCCCGAGCACGGTGTCGAAGAAGTTGTGTTCCGTGTCGGCGCCGTGAACTACGGCAAGAGCCGCGATGCGAACATCCGCGTCACGCTGACCGAAGACGTGTTCGGGTACGACCCCGGCGATTACGTCATCCCGAATTACTCGGCCTGGGTGGACACGTCGCAGCGTCCGCTTGCGCTGCCGTTCGCGCAGATCACGACGCTGCCGTACTACATGGCGAATCAGATCGACACGTTCGAGGAAGGCAACGCATTCGTCGCCGCCCTTGGTGGCACGACGCAGAGCGACGCATTCGGATTCGACTTCCTGATCGAAACCGCGATGACGGACGGGTCGATGTCCTACGAACTGTCCGGGCTCAAGTCGATCTCCGGTCGCTTCCTGCTCGACGCCGATCTGGCGCAGGATGATACGAGCTTTGTCGATCTCCCTTCGGGCACCGTGAACTCGACGATCTTCCCCGGCATGTTCTTGTTCATCGGCGACGGTGACGAGGAAGAACAAGAGATCGTTTACGTGCGTCAGGACGCGAGCAACAGCGGCGGCGTGTGGGTGCTGGACCGTGGGATGCTCGACACCGTGCCGCGCGCGTGGCCCGAGGGCACGCCGGTTTGGTGCGTCGATCCTACGACCGTGTTCTACGACAACACCGAACTCGCGATTGGCGCGGCCGTGAATTTCAAGATGCTGACGCGCACGTCGCTCGGCCGCCTCGAAGAAGACGACGCGCCGATCATCGCGCACACGATCCATGCGCGGCCCGAACTGCCGATCCGTCCTGCGGACGTGATGGTCGCTGGCGAACCGTGGGACGACGAACTCAACCCTGCGAGCATCGTGGATGACTCGAACTCGGCCGGTGTGTTGGTCCCTGTGACGTGGGCACGACGCAACCGCGACAGCGAGGACTCGACGCTGCTCCGTTGGACCGATGGCGATGTGACGCCACCTACGGGGGTCACGACCACCATTACGGTGCTGGCGCTCGACCGCACGACGGTTTGGTTCACGCAGGACGGCGAGACGGGCACGAGCTACGGGCTCGATGCTGCGGAATTCGAGGGAGCCGTGGGCGTCGTCCGCGTGACTTCCAAGGACGCGGATGGTAATGAGTCATTGCAAGGCCACGAAATCAGCGTGCGCGTCCGTGCAGGGGGTTATGGATTTGACTACGGGTTCAATTACGGAGGCGTGTGATGGCCGGTGAACGTACCCTTCCAGGCATTAGCCTGACGGGATTTTGGAATGCAGGAGACAACACTTGGAAGGCTGGCAACGACGCCAACCTGCTCAAGCTGTCCGTGCTCGTGCAACTGCGCGTGCTTTCGCGCGTGATCTTCCCGCCAGCCGACAACTCGAACTCTCTTGGTGTCGCTAACGGCGACATCTACATCGTTCCGGTCAACGACTCGAACTCCATGCAGTCGTCGAACTCTGTTCCTCGTCACAACGACATCGCCGTCTTCGACAATGGCGCGTGGGTCTACTACACGCCACTCAACGGCTTCCGCGCTTACGTGATCGACGAGAGCGCCTACTACAAGTTCAACGGCACGACGTGGGTCGCCGATGGCGGTAGCGCGCTCAACATCGCGTACAACAGCGGCACGAGCGGCGACTCCAACTCGACCGAGACTAATGTCGCTGACGCGCTCGATGATCTCTATGAGCGCGTGCGCAACGTCAGCGCGGGCATCATCGACGCGAGCACCGTGAACTACAACAGTGGCGACGGCGGCGACTCGAACTCCACCGAGACGACCGTGCAAGGCGCGCTCGATGACATCTACGGCCGCGTGCGCGCTGTTGAAGGAGCAGCCGGTGGCATCACGTTCGTCGTGCTTGCGTCCGCTGCGATCACGCTGACGGCCGCTGACGACAAGAAGTTTTACATGGTCGAAGACGACTCGAACTCGGCGGGCTTCTGCACCATCGGCATCCCGGCCGACTCGCTCGAAGATTTGCCGGACGGCTTCACGGTCTCGGCCGTGCAGATCGGCGCGGGAAATCAAGTGACGTTCGCCGAGATTCAAGACTCGAACTCGCCGGACGATCTCGTGCTGATCTATCCGGCCGACATGCAGCCGCGAACGCGCGGGCAGAACTCGGTCATTACGGCGCTCAAGACGAGCGTCGCAAATCGTTGGTTGGTCTTCGGCGACTTGGAGCCGGTGTAATGCACACGATTCACACGTTGCCGGGTTTGATCGCCGCAGCACGCTTCATCAACAGCGCAACCGAACTCACCATCGGTCACGAGCTTTTCGACTTCGTTGGCGAAACGTCGATCTCGCCCGTCGTGCCTGCTGGCATGAACCGCTTGCTGCTCGATCTGTGGGGCGGATCAGGCAGCGTAGGAGCCTCGGGTGGTTTCCGCGGATCAGGCGGCGGTGGCTGGACGCACTTGGTGATCGACGTTCAAGAAGGCGATGTCGTCGAAATCTACACGGGAGAGGGCGGCGGGACTAGCGTCGCGAACGTCGAAGGCGGCGAGGGCGGTTGGCCGGACGGCGGCAACGGCAGTCGCGCCGGAAGCATCGTGGGCGGTGGCGGTGGCGGTTCCTCGCGCGTCTACGTCAACGGCACGCTCGTCGCTATCGCTGGCGGCGGTGCGGGCGAGAACGGATCGTCGGGCACGCAGGGCAGCGGTGGCTCGGGAGGCGGCTCGGCGCCGGAAATTCACAGTGGCACGGATGACTTGACCATGACGCCCGCGTCTCAAACTGCGGCGGGAACGAACACGGTCGATGCAAACGCCAGTGGCGCGGCCTTCCAAGGCGGACACGCTCACGGATCGAGCGACCGCTTCACTGCACTCGGCGGCACTGCTGGCGGCGGGGGCGGGGGCGGCGGATTGTTCGGTGGCGCAGGTTATCACGGCCGAGGCGGGGGCGGCGGATCGGGTTGGTCTATGCCCGTTGGCGGCGACTCGAACTCGCTGCTCGACCGCGAAGTCTATGAGTCCACGACGTTGAACGGCGTCGATACGGACGGCCAAGGTCGGCAAGCTCAAGGTTGGGATCGCTGGAAGGGATCGGGCGTCGAAGAAGGAACGGCCGCTACTGGCGGTGATATTCTCAACAGTCACAACGGTCGCGTTTCTGTGTGGGGCTTTGCGCCCGGTGGTGATGCGCCGCTTGGTCGTTTGCCGATCAACGTGACGGCCGAACTGTCGCAAGCGCTGGGCTCCGCGAACCGCATGGAGTTCCGTCAATACATCTGCCCGACCGATATGGTCATCGACGAAGTTGGGTTCTTCACGACGAACACGCTCGACTCGAACAGCGCAGTCGCAAGCTCTGTTCCTGTGAGTGGCGGCCGTGTGTTTCTCTACAACGACGCGGGTCTCGCAAACTCTGCGGGCGCCTTGCTCGGTCGTTCGGCCAACATCACCACTATCAACGACGGCGAAAATTGGTTCGCTCTCAATCAAACGTACTACGCTCGACGCGGTGAAATTCTGTGGGTCGGCTACAACTTCGGAACGGCCATCACGATCTCGCTCGACCGCATCGCTCTTGCGTCCGGTCAATCGCGGCGTGCCGCGAGTATCACCGTCGCAACGAATCCGACTCCCGAGCAATTGTGGGGCATCACCAACTCTGTTCGTACCGAGGCTTATCCCGTTGCGGCTCGCGGCTTCGTGCCCACTACTGATCCCACCGATGACGTTGTGGTTGCGGTCGTGCCTTTCACGAATCCCACGAGCGCAGGCAGCATCGACGTTACCGACGATCTGCTCGGTTCTCGCGTTCCGAAGGGTGTCGTCATCGTCGGCGGTTACGCGCCGCCCAACACTGCGAACACGGGTTCGATCAACGTCGGGACCGGCGTAGCTTCGCGTGCATCTGAAAACCAATGGTGCATGTCTGCGAACCTCACGGACAACGTGTCGCTCTCTGACGGCCGCACGGATCAACGCGCGGGTTCGATCATCTCCAGGATGACGCCCGGCACGAGCGTCGGAGGCGGCGGACAGACGATGCGGGCAACCGTGTCGGCGTGGATCGCGGGTGGTGTCACGATCAATTTCACCGTAGCCGAGGCAACGCAGCGTCAGTTCTTCGCGATCTTCTTCGCGGGCGACGATCTCGATTGCGTTGCTACGCGCAAGGAAGATTGGCCGAGCGGTGTCACTCCGCAGGATCGTTTCGGATTCCCGCCTGACTTCCTGATCTGGACCGGCGAATTCTCGAACGGCGGCAACGGTGACGGCGATCAACTGTCGTCGGGCTACGCCTTCGGCATGGGCATCGCGCAAGGATCGGAACAAGGCTGCATCTGGCAACGGCAATCCGACATTCAAAGCGCGGCGAGTAACAACCCTGCGGGCGGCGCATCGAACACTCGTGTCGAAAAGATTCAGAACATCACCGCCACCACGTTCATCGGTGATCTCACGGCGCAGGGCTACGACGCGGACGGCTTCGAGATCAATGCGTCAGCCGCGCTCTCGTCCACGGACTCGCACTACTTGGCGGTTCGCACGCGCGGCGGCATGAGCGTTGAGTTCATCGACTTCACGACGCCGACTTCGACCGGCGTGCAGAACGTCACTGGCGCGGGCTTCCAACCGAAGGCCGCGCTGTTGCTCGGCCACTCGGCCGTTGCGTGGGACACGGGTTACTACAACGACGCCGACGCGAGCGGATTCGGCATCGCTGCTTTCGATACGAATGGCGGCGTTTGTCTGTCGTTCTACAACTCGTCTGGCCCCGACTCGAACTCTGCGCTGACGGACTGTGCATCGAGCGCGCACGACAACGAATTCAACATCGGTCGCGGCAACAGCGCCGAGACGTTGAATGCCGAATGGGATGGATTCACGAGCGACGGCTTCGATCTCGATTGGCAGGCCGTCCACACGTCGGCGTGCCGGGGGCTCGCTCTCGTCTTCGGTTGGTGATCCATGAAGAACGGAATTCCTTGGCGCGTTCGTCGAGCGATGGAAGCGGCTAAGCGCAAGAAGCCAAAGGCCACGCCGCGCTCGACGACTCGCAAGGTGCCGGAAGATCATAACCCGCACGCACCACGCGGAATCGTTTCGTGGGTTGACGCGCCTCGCATGTTCGACGGGAAGGTCGTCGCCATCATCGGCGGCGGGCCGTCGCTTAAAGGCTATGACCTATCTTTCCTCGCCCCGTTGGTAGGTCAAAACCTAATCGGCTGCATCGCCGTAAACACGAGCTACAAGATCGCGCCGTTCGCAAACATCCTGCACTTCGCTGACTGTGAGTGGTGGCGTTGGAATGGCGAGCACGTCATGCGGACGTGGCCTACCGACAAGATCATCACCACGGCGACGAGCGATGTGACGCATGTGAACTCGCCGCGCATCAAGCGATTCTGGCGCGACCGAAACAAGTTCTCCGACGAGCGCGCGAAGCTGCACGGATGGGATAGCGGCACCCAGGCCGTCAACCTCGCCTACCACCTTGGCGCCAAGAAGATCGTTCTCTTCGGGATCGACATGCAGCCCGCGCCGGACGGCGAGACGCAATGGCATCGCGAGCACAAGCGCGTGACCTACGTCCCGAATTACGCGACGAAGTTCGCCCCGTCCCTTGCGGAGTCCGTGCGCCAACTGGCGAAGCGGGGCGTGACCGTAGTCCGGGCGACCGAGCCCGGCATCCCCGAGGCCCGGTTGGAGGCTGTCGAACAGGCCCTAGTCCTGCCCTGATCTGCCCAAGAGGGGGTTGCTCAACCGGCCGGGTCGCGCGTAGTGTCGCCCTGTTGATGGGCGGCGCTAAAGCCGCCCGAAGGAGAAGACCCAATGCTCGCATCCATCCAAGCGCTCGTGACCGCGCTACAATCCATCCCCGCCGCCGTGACCGCAGCGACCGCCGCGCTCACCACGTTTTCCGATTTTCTCGAATCGGTGTAACCGCGCGAAGAAGATTTGGGCGAGCGCTCCGCGCACGCTCGACGGAATACTCGCAGCACTGAATCAAATCGCGGCCCTCGGCCAAACGGAGATCAAGATCATGGCAACCGATACGACCCTCACTTCCCTCGGCTTCCGCACTCGCACTGCGGGTGTCGTGTCCCACCAACAAACCACGAAGTTCAACGCCGAGAAGGCGAACGAACTCATCGCCGCGTTGACGGCGCGCGTGGCCGCGCTCGAAGCGTTCCAAGCGAGCGTGACTAGCTCGAACTCGCCGGGCATCTAATTGGTTTGCGCGGGGAGCCACGAGCGGCAACCCGGATATGGGCAGTATCCCAGGTGTAAATCCTGCCCCGCGCACCAACTCATTTTTGAGGGCATGACATGTCAGATTCAAACAACGTCACGGTCGCCGGAGTCTCCGTCCCGAAGAAGGGGTGGAAGACCTACGCCGTTGCCATCGTCACTGGCGCGCTCGCTGCCGCAGCCGGTCTCGATTGGTCCGAACTTCTTTCACCCGATCATCTTCCAGAAAAGCTCGCGTGCATCTCTGCGGGCATCGCCTTCGCCCGCGCGCTCGTGTCGCTGTTCCGGGCAATGGGGAACAAGCAATGACCTTTCTACTCTGCTTCGGCTCTTTCATCGGCGGCGTCGTCGCCGGTTGGTGGCTGGGGCGCAACCTGTTCTCGAAGGGATGACCAATGGACTTCGTTCGTGATCTCGGCCCGTGGGTCGTACTGGCAATCTGCGTTGCAGCCGTCGCGGCTGCGTTCGTGTATCTGCCAAACAAGAAGATCGCCGTGCTCGTCGCGGCCGTGGGCGCCGTTGTCAGCGCATTCGCATTCGGCCGCCGTGGCGGCCAGAAGGACGTTCGTGAGGATGTCCGCAGGGAGACCGAACATGAAGTCGAACGTCAAGCGGAACGCGCCGATGACGCGCGTGTTGAGTCTGATCGCCGCAACGCTGATCCTGACGAGTTGCGCAACTCTGACGGATTCCGAAGGACCGACTGATCTTTTCTGCCGCGCTGCGCGGCCGATTTCATGGTCGGTCAATGACACCGACCAAACGATCCGCGAAGTGAAGGCTCACAACGCGGTTGGTGTGGCACTCTGCGGATGGGACGCGACCGATGACTGATCTTCTCTACAAGACTCTCGACCGCATCGAGACCGCCGCGAACGACGCGCGTGCGGCATCGAACGACACGAAGCTCGGCCAAGCCGTGCTCGCGGAGCGCGTTGGGAATCTGATCGAGAAGACCGACGAACACATCGAGAGAGACCGCCTCGTCCACGCGGCGCACTCCAAGGACATCGAACGCCTCAACGTCTGGAAGACCGAGTTGAAGACCAAGATCGCGACGTATGCGGCCATCGCCGGTTTCTTCGTCAGCGTGGTCGTGTCAATCGGCAAGGAAGCGCTCGCGGCGGTGTTCAACTAATGGCTCGGCGCCTGCTCGCCGTCGTGGCGTGCTACGCCCTATTGTCGGTCACGGCCGTTGCTCAAGGCTACCGTGTTCCCGGCTTCCCCACCTACGTCTCGAACGTCACGCTCTGTGTGAAGCGAGACAACATCCTTGGCGACATCTTCGGCTGGCGCTGCCAGACGTTCTCGCAGCGTTGGGAAACGCGCGGGACCTGCTACGTCAGCGAGTGGATGATCGTGCGGATGCTGGCGGCCGATGCGAACGCCCGTGGATTCCACATGGGCGCCCGCGTTGAGTGCATCGCTGAATACGAAGCGTAGTAAGTCGCACAAAAGGTACGACCTTCTCCCGGCAAAACTCAATCGCAGCCACGACCGACTTGCGATACGCCGCTGTTTGCGTCGCCCTTTGGAAACTCAACGAACGACTCCCAATGCCGCCAAGCCTTCGGGCACCAAAAGCCCCAGGCCCGTTGCTTCGGTCCCGTGATGAACAGCGTCCACACAGGTTCTTCACCCGCGAGAGGCACCGGCCGCTTCATCATCATCGGCTTGCGCTTGTGCAGTTGTACGCGGTGCGCCCGCTCGGCGTGACGAAATGCGAAGTGACCTTCCTTGCGAGGAATGCGCTTCGTCGGCGGCACGTTGTATTCGTAGCCTTCGACGACGCCCTTGGGATCAGTCTCGAACACGACTTCATCGTAGTCACCTTCGAGCAGCCACGACATGTTCGCCCACGGGTGATCGTGCAGCGCGCGGTCGTCGTCGCTCCGCAGAAAATGGTGGAAGTAGATGTTGATCGTCGTCGCATCGACGAACTTCTTCACGGCGCCTTGCACCGCGAGTGGCAGACCGAGGCGTTGCGACAGCCGCTTGAGAAACCCGAACGGCCATTCGTTGCGCGGCACGACGTGCCAGCGATGGAGATACGGGTTTTCCAGCGAGCCGATCACAACGTCCGGCGCCATGAGCGGGTCTGCCTGCGTCGCCTGCCAATAGATGTGCGGGGTGTTGTCGGCCTCGTAGCGAGCCCACAGTTCCGCGATCTCTTGGTACTCGGAGAAATCAGCCCCCGCGTAATGGGTCGCGCCGCGAGCGTCCACGCTGCGGGCGGGCGGCGCAGCCTTGACGAGCCGGGCGTGGCGTCGGCGGACTTCGGCCTTCAAAAGCGCCAGAACAAACTTGTGCATGGAATATTCTCTCCTGCTACACGAAAACGCTCTAGGATGCCCGTACAGAGGCGGCGCAGTCCGCCTTCACACGGCGTCGGCTATGGTCTCCGAGGGGGCTAGCCGTCCAGCCCTGCGCGACGTTCCTGCGATTCAAAAAATATCCTCCAACGGACGGCGCGGCTTGCGGCCGTCAGCCGAGGGGTCTTGACCGAACAGCCCGGTTTGGTCGCCCCACTCGGTCCAGCCGGGCCTTGGGGCAGATCGGGAGAAGAGTTCGAGGTAGGGACCGGCCGCAAGGCGCTCGATCCGCTCGTAGGCTTCGTCAGGCTTGCGGCTGTGCTCGCGGACGGGCGCGTCGATGATCTCGCGCACGCCCGCGTCAACGCGCTTGGGCGAGCCACGGGTGAACAGCAGGCAGCGCTCGCTCTCGCCCCGGAACCAATAACCCATTCCGATCTTGGTCTTCGAGCCGTCCTTCACGAGCTTGCGCCACGTCAGGCCGCGCGTCTTGTAGGTGAACCCCCACGCCTTGCCGAGCGCCAATGCCTGTTCGAGATGGGAGTCGATGATCCACATGATGAGCACGCAATCGTCGGCCGCGACCGCAGCGACTTCGAGCGACATGAGATCGTCGAGCGACATCGTTTCGTAGGGCTGCTCGCCGCGCGCAGGCACAGCGTGGTTCTCGCCCTTCGCAGCACGAGTGACGAACTGCCACGGCGGGTCAGCGTAGATCACACCAAACCGCTTGGGCGCCGAACGAGGAAGACGGATTTTCATGCGCGGCTCCACTCGTGGCGGAACGCCGCGACGAAGCTCTCGCCCCGAAGGTAGCGCGCCCAAGCCCGCTCGATGCAGAGTTCGTGCTTCATTGCGTATCCTTGAACAACACTCGATACAGCAGCGACGCCGACAGCGCGCCCGTGCCGGAACCGAAGCCGACAGTGAGAACGATGGGGAGCGTGTAGCCGTGCTGCGCGAGGTTCACGATCACGTAGCACTCGACGACCGCGATCAACATGCTCGTGGGCACGATCCAAACGTATTGCTTGAACACGCTGTTCAACGTCTGCATCACCTTGAGGAAGATGAAGCCGAAGCTGGCGAGGTATGTGAGTACGAAGAAAATCCAATTCTCGTTCACGGCTTCCACGTTCCTTGCCACATCGCGATCTCGTCGGCGCGGCGATTGACGAGCCCACCGAGCTTCTTGCCGCCCGCGTATACGAACCGCATGAACTCACCGGGGACTCGCGAGAGATCGCCGTCGAGAAGGTAGCGTGCGATCTGCCACTTGTTCGACCAACCGACGTTGTAGGCGAACGAGATCATCGCGGCGTATTGGTTCTCGGTCAGCGAGTCCATTGGCGTTGCGACGCCGCGATACAACTTCTCGCGCGCGTCTTCGAGATCGGCGCGCAGCAGGTCTTCCGCGTACATGCGCGTGATGGTGCGGCCGTTCTTCACGTCGTCGGCCGTGACCGTCTTCGTGTGACCGAAGCCAATGGTCGGAACGCCAGCGGCACAGAGGTACGCCTTCTCGCGAAAGCCCTCCCACTTCGCGACGATCAGTACGGCTAGGTGTGGGATCGCCCTCATGCTGGCCGCCCGTCCTTCATGTCGGAGCGCACGAAATACAGCGGCTCCATGTCTTCGGTGCCGGGCACGACTTCGACGACGGTGCGAACCGTCTTCTTGAACTTGTCGTGCCAATAGCGCTCGATGCGCTTCGCCAACTCGGCGGCGCCCGCGCGGCTCATGTGATCCTTCATTGGTCTTCCTTCTTCTTCATCGGAGTCGGATCGGCCTGCTCGATCTCGGGCATGATCTCTCGGATCGAAACGATCTCGCAACAGATCACACCACCGTAGCCGGGCTTGCTCCACTTCTTCGCGGAGATGAGTTCTTGCACCATCCCACACAGGTATTGATCGCCGCCCGGAAACAGCGATCCCGTGTTCTTCGAGATGCCGCCCTTGTGCAGCAGACGGATTTGGAAACGATGCGCGATCCCGTACTCGCCTTCGCCACTCTCGGTGATAACCTCGAACGTGCGGCCTTCGACGGCGACGCGCGGATCGAGCGTGCGAACAGGACGACGCTTGCGCTTCTTCGGCGCGGTCTTCTTCGCGTTGCCGCGCCCGCCTTGGATCACCTTTAGCTTCGCCATTAGATCATCCCCAACGCGACACGATAGAGATCGGCCACGTCCTGTTCCTTTTCCCACTTGGTCGGGTCCTTCTTCTTCGCCTTGCGCTCGGCAACGAGCTTGCGCACGACCTTGGAGTCGAACCCTTCCGCCTTGAGAATCTTGTAGGTGTCCGCGATGTAGTCGGCGATAGCCTGCTTCTCATCGGTCAACTTCTCGATGTATGCGACACACCGCGTGAGCAGCGTCTTCGCATCCTTGTCGAGCTTCGAGTTGTCGGTGCGATGCTCGGCCATCTTACGCGCCCGGCCGTGCGGCCCACGGGCGCGCCTTCCAGAACAAGATCACTTGGCGCTTGCCATTCGGATACGTCACGACGTGCGCGTGAGCCCACGATGACGGGCCGGTGTTGTAGCCCTGCCGCAGCTTGCCGGTGACGCCCGCGACATACGTGCCGCCCCAAATACCCGGCGAGTGGCCGTGACCGATGACGTTCTTGCGGCCGAGCTTCGAGAGATTGCGCGGCGATCCGCGCGCACCGTTCGGGCCGATGTCGCCGTGCAACGCGAGTTCGACACCGCCACCGGCGCCTTCGCAAACGACGAGCGACAGCTTGTCCGGGTCTTCACTGCGGAGGTTCATCACCTTCGCTTCGGTTGCGACGCCTAGCTTTTGCCAGACCCATTCGAGCAGCGTGAATTCGTCTTCGCGCCCTTCGTCGATGGCGTCCATGATCGCGAGGTTCGCTTCGCAGATCAGACGCGCGTTCGGCATGTCGGAGTACGGGTCGCGCACTTCCTTGAGATAGCGGTCGAAGTGACGGTCGTGATTGCTGTCGATGACGTAGCACGTCGAGCCCGCGTAGGCTTCCTGCGCGAAGTCAAGGAACTCACCGGCCTCGCGCACTTCATCCAGCACGTTGTCACGGCCGCGCTTGTATAGCGCGTACATGACGTGCGGGTCCTTGCGGTTGTGGTGGCTGCGGCTCTCGAAGTCGAGCAGATCGTGGAAGACCTGCTTCTGCGGCGCCAGCACTTCAACGAGACCGCCCTTGCCCCACGTCGCTTCCATGATCTCGGGTGCGATGTTGCGGCGGTGGATGTCACCGAAAGAAACGGCGGCCGACTCTTCGTCGTTGACGAACACGCCGTCCGGCGTCGAGTAAACGTCGATGTCGTAGATCGTGCCGTCGCTGTCGGCGTTGAGTTGGCGCGGCCACCAATTGCCATCGGCGTCCACTTCAACGAGCAGAGCGCCGAAGCAATGGTAGAACTCGGCGGTGATGCCTGCGTCGCGCTGGATGTAATTGCGCAGCGTGACGGCGCCGGTGGTAAAGTTGAACTTCGTGCCGTCGCCCTGCGTCGTGGCGACAGGACGCATCTCAACGCGCGTGTGCGGGAAGACGCCGCTGTTGCGGCCGTTCAAGTTTTCCTTGCTGCGCAGAGGGTCAGACGAAGTGGGGCGGGTATTGTAATGGCCGCACCAAACGAGGCCGGGCGCAAGCTGCTCGAAATCGTCCGAGATGAAAGGAACAACGCGAGGATCATACCAACGATCCTCGATCTTCCAGCCCATCGAGTCCTTCTTTTCTCGTCCACGCTTCTCGCTCCCGTCCTGCGACCCGATGTAAGTGAAAGTCGAAATCTTGATGTCGGCGCCGTAATAGTTCGACAGGTTGATGAGCGACGCCCAGGTCGGCTCGTGCAACTGCGTGTTGTTCTGCGCGCACGTCAGCAGGTAGCGGCGCACTTCGCCCTTCTTCGGCAGCGCCAGCTTCTTCGCGGACATCGCGTGCGTGCTGCCGAGGTTCTTCTTGGTGTAACCGAACTTCGTCATCGCCTTGCGAATGCGATCATCCATCGCGTTGCGGCGCAGGCCCACAGCGTCGGCCGCTTCGGTGAGGTTGTAGCCATAGCGCTCGTAGACGTTCCACGCAGCGTGAAGCTCGGCGTCAGGAATCGTGTTCGACTGCACGACATCCTTCGGGTCGATGTTCGGCGGCACCTTCATCTTCTTGTCGGCGGCTTCTTCGAGGCGGCGCCGAAGCGTCGTCTCTGCCATGTTCAATGCCTTCGCCGCAGCCGGGCGCGAGCCCTTCGCCTTCTTCACAGCGTTGATGATCTTTTCGAGTTCGCGCTTGGCAGTCATGGTGGTTTCTCCTTAGCCGCAGGGGCCGTGATCGACGTTGGTGAAGGGTGCCTTGCGAACTTCGGCCGGATACTTTTCCAGCAGAGCCTTCGCCATGCGATTGAGACGTGCGAGCCAACCGGCGTCCTTGACCTTCGGCGGACGGTCGTCGCTCCACATGTCCTGCATCATGGCGTCGCGGAGAACGACCGCGCTAGCGATGAGCTTGGTGATGTGGTGCAAACGCATTTCGGGATCGTCGCTCGTCTCGGGATCAAGGTCTTCGCCCTCCCACCACGAGTCGAGATGGCGCTTCATCGCGTCGTAGTAGACGCTCGCGCGCACACCGGCCTTGCGATAATTGTGGCGGCCGTACTTGAGAGAGCCTTCGAGCATCGCGAGACCGACTTCCCACAACACCGGCTGCGGAACGGTGGACATGTAAGCCTTGCCGACACCAACGGCGTCCTTTGGATTGCTGTCCTTTGCGGAGGCGCCAACCATTCCACTGCGTTCCATGAACGACGGTTCGCGCGGCGTGAGTTGATGGCCGATGGTTGCAGAGTACGAGGGATCAACTTGCACAGCGTCGGGCAATCCGCTCGGATCGCGCAACGGCGGCGAAACGAAATCGTCGCCAGCGCCGCCGCCTTCTTCGACTTCGGCCGAAGGGTCATCGACAGCGAACAATTGTTCCTTCCACAGCTTGAAGGAAGCGCCCGAATCGTCCACGACGAACAGCTTGTTTTGGCCGCCTGGATCACATGGGTCATCCTTGACCGTGCCCTGCACCTTGCCTTCGTGCCAATAGTCTTGCGCCGTCGCGTCTGCGGTGGTCGCCAACCACTTCACGCGCTGTCCGTATGCGAACGGTAGAAACTTGTCGCCCTTGCTGCTCATAGGTCCCTCGTGTCTTCGATTAGTGCTTTGAATCGTTCGCCATCTTCCTCGGGGCACCACACAGCGAAGCGGCCCTTCTCGAACACGAACGCGCACGACTGTTGATCGCGCAGCGCGCGCTTCGCTAAACGCAGCGCGTGTGCTTCTTCGAGCGTGGTCGGATGGATGTAGGTGCCTGATCCTTCACCGGGCTTGCGCGACATGCTCGACATCCTCTTGCCAGCGGAAGAAATGGCACGGCCCAAACTTGGCGTGGACGAGGTATCGCCCGTTCTTCGCGCAGAAGTCAACGGCCACGACGTTGAACTCCTGCAATCCGGTACACATTCGCACGCGGTCGCCGATGTCGAAGCGTTGCTCGGGCAGATTCAGGCGCACCACGACATCGCGGTACGGATCATCGGACACGACCGCGTTAGCTGGATCGTAGCCCATCGCCAGCACGGGCGACTTGCCGATGCGGCGGTTAGTGGACGCGCGCATGGCGGGCCTCGTAGTTCTTGGCAAGCTGCGTCATGCGTTGCGCGAAGTCCCAGCCCTTCTTCTGCGCGCGTTCCCAATTAGGCGGCGTGTAGAGATCGACATCCGGGCGCGGACGGCCGCGATAGAAGTCGTTGGCGCCTCGGATGTATTCGATGAACTCGTCCACATCCGAGGGAATGTAGAAGCTCTTAGCGGTCATCGCCCGAGCCCTTGAGCGTGCCGCGCTGCTTGCGGCCTTCGCGCTTCTTGATGTTGATGAGCGCGACTTCGGCGAGGTTCGATCCGAGTTCCTTCGCGATCATCACGACGTACCAAAGGATGTCGCCGAGTTCCTTGAGCAGCGCCATCCGTCGCTCTGCGTTGAGACCCTTGGCGCCTTGCGTGTACGGCGACCACTCGTCGTCGCGGATCGCCTTGCCAACGTGCTCGGAGAATTCACCGGCCTCGCCGAACAACTTGAAGCAGATGTGCGCGAACCAATCTGCGGTGCCGTATGACTTCGAGGCGACCGTCGTGTGGCAGCGCTGCTCGAAGAACTCAAGCGATAGAGGCTCACCACCTGCGTCGATCCGCGCGTAGAGATCGCCGAGGACTCGAACGCGCATGTCCTGCTCGGTGTCCACGATGTCGCGAAGGTGGCGCTTCTCCGCGAGAGCGTAGCCATAGTGGAAGCAGGCGACGCCCGCAGGTACGAGGAAGCACGCGGCGATGGCCGCGATGACTAGGAAGGTGAGCATGTGATCTCCTTAAGCGGCCGTGGCGCCGAGTACGATTTCGAGGGGCATCTTGTCGTCCCACAACTGCATGAGTTGCTTGAGACGATCCCAACCGCACTCACGCATGGCGTTCGCACGGTCGTAGTGCTGCGCGCCACCGGGACGGCCGTAGTTGTCTTCGTGTTGACGGAGGCGCGCGTAGTACGCCGCGCACTCACGTTCGAGAATGACGCCTTCCTCTTGGCGGCGGAACATGAAAGCGCGATGTGCATTCTTACGCTCGCGCTCGGCCTGTGCGCGCGTCAGCGCGTCGAAATCTGCCTGCGGAATCTTCTCGCCTGCGAGGAAGCGGCGCTTCATGCGGCGCTTGTAGACTTGTTCCTCGCTGTTGAAACGCGGCGAGAGACGCGCTTGCGGCGGCTTGGGGTTCTGCGGATCGGTGCTCACGTTGTCGGGCGCACCGACCCTCGATAGCATCGACATCGCCATCGCACCGATTGATGCGAGACCGAACATCCGTGAAGACCGCATGTTATTCTCCGGGTGAAACGCGCAGCACCGAAGGGTCTACGCTGTAGTTCGACGGCTCATCGAGCCTGGGTTGATTGAAGGCGCTGCACGTCGCCATCCAGAAGGCGATGCAGAACAGCAGCCCGAGGGCGCATCCGAGGCGGCGCTGTCGATACCTGCGGCGTTGTTCGCGGGCGATCTGCTCGCGTACTTGGCCGAGGTTCACGACGTTCGATGCTCGGAGATCGCTCATGCAAAGCTCTCGTCGTTGCCGAGCCGAAGCATCAAGTCCGGCAGATGATCGGTGATGGCGCCGATCCCGAACCCGGCCATCGTCAGTGCGTCGATGATGGCGTCTTGGCGTTCGGGGCCAGCGCGCCCCCTGAATTGTGATACGGCCGATTCCATCTCGGCCAGTACGTCGTTTCGAGCCATGTGCTCTCCCCTCGGATGGCGGGACAATACAGACCGTCGTTGGGTCGTCAACATAAAAATACGGCCGGGCGTAAAGAAGCCCGGCCGTCAGTCAGTTCTCGGAGGAAACGGGTCAAGCCCGGATTACTTGAACTTGGTCATTGGTGCCTCCATCGGCTTCCCAAGCTGCTATGTCAGCGAGCGTCAGAACCCGAAGGCTACGACGCCGGACGCAATCTTGTCAACGGCGCCGCTTGATGTGACGGATCGCAGCGCGGCCGATGTGTTCTGCAAACGCTGGCGGGATCGCTTCGCTCAACTCCCCAAGCGTCATCCAATCAATCCCCATTGCGATGCTCGCGATTTCCTTCTGCGAGTAGCCGGGGAAGTCAACGGTCTTCCGGCCGCCCCACTCCTTCGAGCGATTGCGTGCGTGACCGCCGTAGACACCGACGACCGGCAGCTTGTCGGTGTAACGATCACGCGGCGGGATGATCTCGAAGTTCGACTCGAACAACCGTTCGCGCGACAACTGAAACCAAGTGCCGCCGACATCGCAGCCGAGATCGAACATCGTGCCACAGAGCTCCACGGGATCGCGTAGATGTTCCTCGGCACCCATCACGTTCTCGATCACGTATGGCAGGCCCGTCGCCTTGCACAGCTTGCGCGCGTCAGGGATGAGGTTGATGTGCTTTGACTTGTCGTTGTTGAGTTCGGTCGCGAACTGACACGGCGGCGAGACCCACACGAAATCGAAGTTGCGCTTGATCCACGGGATCGAGAGCGAGCGCAGATCGCACTCGACCATGTAGTAGGGGTATCGCTTGAAGCGTTTGATGTCACAACCTGTGACCGCAAAGCCCGCGCGTTCGAGCCCGCGCGAGACGCCGCCCGCGGCGGAGCAGATGTCGAGCCCGCGCAGCTTCACGTCTTGTCCTTGATTGCATCTTGCAATTTGCGAAGGCTCTCGTCATCGAGCCACCGACGCAGGCGCAGATAGTATTGGCCCATGCGCTCGCCGTGGCGCGGCTGCGGTGCGCCGCTCTCGGGCGGGTGGCCTTCGATTGCCTTCTGGCGCCAACTCTTTGCCATTAGTGAACCGTTCCCGTCGCTTCGTATGCGTCGAGTTGCGCCTTGATCTTCACGACCACTTCGGGACCGGGACCAAAGTAGGCTAGCGCGTGCTCGTTCTTCATCGCCTTCTGCAAGCGGCCGATCTTCGCGGTCGCTGCATCCTTGAACGTGAAGAAGGCGCCCTTGCCGAGCAACGTCGAGCGTTGCAGATGGCGCGGCCAGCCCGTCGCTTCGGTCAGCAGCGCCCACGACATTTTCTTGGACACGCGGATTTCCGCCGAGCCCACTCGGATCGGGCGCCACGGTCGCTTGAGATCGAGCAGGAACACCGTCTGCACAGGCAGCTTCGGCTTCGGCAACGGCGTAGGCTGCGCCATGATTGATCCCCTCTCGTGCGCGCACGCCCTTAAGACCGTTGCGCTGAATGAGCATTTCCATTTCGTAGCTACACTCGGTCGGCGAGAGTACGATGGTCCGCAGCTTCACGAGTCCCTTGAGTTCGTAGCTCTCGACGAGATCGTGCAACGCCATGATGTCGGGCTTGATGTCGAAGTATTCGTCGGGCACACGCGGCATGACCGCCTTGCGCTTCTCCTTCTTCGCCATCTCGCGCTCGAACTTTCGCTTGGCCTCGTGCTCGGCGCGCTGTTGCTTCGTCATCCGCTGCTCGGGCGTCATCAAGATACGACGCATGTCCGGGCCACGGAAATACTCGAAGGACTCCCCCTTCTTAGCCTGCGTCATCCAGGCTGCGGCGGCCGTCGTTCGCGGCCCCGCCGTTGGCTTTGGTACGTTCACTCGCCCTCGTAGAGATCGTCTTCGTCGTCGTGAGCGTGCAGCGAATCGTATTCAGTGCCGCCCGGCGAAAGATCGTATCGAAGGCCGGGGTCATGGCGCGACACCGAGTCCGACGTGAACAATTCGTGCGCCTCGGGGAATGCGTCGCGATACTTCTCGCGAAGCTGCGTGCATTCATCGCGCACGATTTCCCACTGCGACTCGTCCATGATCTGCGCGACCTTGCGGACCTGCATTCCACCGTAGCTCATCACTTCGGGCAGCGGGCCGCCAGACCAACGGCCGGTCATCGGCTGGCCGCTGTAGGTCTCGAAGTCCATCACGTCGCCCATTGCAAGCACGCCGTGGCCGCTTCGGTCTTCCTTGTCCGCGATGCTTTCGCGTTCGAGCGTGAACGAGAGATCGCAGTGCGCGTCGAGACACATGGTGTGTCCCTGCGTGTCGGTCCACGTTCCCCAAATATTGATCTCGTCGTTGTGCTCGTCGTATTCGTAGTCAGTGGCGTCGTAGCTCGGGTATTCCGTGCGGCCGATCTGCTCACGCAACACGGCGTGCAGACACGGAGCAACTGAGTCGTGCCCCCGCACACGCAACATCTTTGCGCGGGCCATGCGCTCGTGTTCGCTACGCCGTGCTTCTTCGGCCGCCATCACAGGAATCATGCTCTTATGCAGAGCGGCCGACAGCTTCAAATCTTGTTCGCAGTACGCGCGTAGCTGCTCCGCAGCGGCAGGATCGACGCCGTGCATGGTGATCCCGTATTTCGCCGATCCCTTGACCATGAGGTCGCGGATGATCCGTTCGTCCAGCTTCTTCATGCTGTCCTTCATCTTCGCCATCGCTTCGGCGTTGCCTTCGAGGCCCTTCACATTGAACACGATGGTCGGCAACTCGGCCTTCTTGAAATCGACTTGATGAACCACGCCGTCCTTCACGAACGTCATGTCCGCCTGTCCGCGCGCGGCGTCGAGCGCTTGCCATTGGTAGTCGCGTAGCTTACCGCCGTACCCGCGAAACAATTCATCGGACTTGCCCTCGCGCTTCGGGCTTTCGTAGTCCGCGAGATGCGTGTCACCGAATGGGATCGAGACCCAATCTTCCGACTTCAACCACGGCGTGCCTTCCACGGACTTACTGACCGCAGCGGGCTTGTGGAAAGTGACGTGCGGGTGCAACCACTGGCCCGGCCCCTTGTTGTAACCGCAGTCGCGCAGACCGAACGTGCCGACGATGTAATCGCCCGGCTTGATCTCTTGATCGTGCGAGGCGCCGCGCGCCACATCGGCCCGATATGATAGTGAAGCGCCGCCGACGATGCCGCTGTGACCGACGTGATAGCGCGAGCCGTTCGGCGTCTCGATGATGCCGCCGTGCTTGAAGCGACCTTCGGCGTTCCACTGCTCGAACTTGTTGAGCAGTTCTTCTTGCGCGTCGTAGTCGTCGATGTCGATGTTCGGGAAGCAAGCGTGCATCAACGTACCGACAACTGCGTGACCGAGTTCTTCGACGAAATGCGCGAGCACTCGTTCTTCGATCTTCGAGAAGTCCATGTCCGCGAGCGCAGCCATCTTGTCTCCCGTGACGTTGGCGTGATGTTGAGCGCGCTTGCGCAGGCCGCTCTTGCTGATCGGCACGCCCGCGTTGCGGCACTCGCGCACGTATGCGTCAACGTCGGCTGGCGACAAGCCGTAGCTTTTGGCGCCGTCTTCGTGAATGCGGTCGCGCTGCGTTGCGCTGCGATACAGTCCGTCAATGGGAAGCTCACGAGGATCAACCGGCGAACGCTTTGGCGCTGCGGTCTTCGGCATCCGTCGTGGGCTAGAACCAAAATCCCCACGGCGGATAGCCGTGTCCGGCTCGGGTTCGTCGCCCTCGTGCTTCTCCTTCTCGACGAGCTTCTTGCCCGCGTTCCAGCCCGGCCACGGTTGATCGCGGTCGAAGGTGCCTGCGGCTTTCATCTGCCGAGCGATGCGTGCGGGATCGAGGATGTCCGTAGACTCGGGCGCGGGTTGAGCGCGCGACGGGCAGTCGCGGCATAGCGTTCCGGTTGGTGAGGGGCCTTGGCAGCAGTCCTTGGTCACGGCTTCCATCCTTGTCGATGCTCGACTACGCCATAAGCGCAGCGGTGGTCAATACGAATCCACAGGTCTTCCCAAATAATTCCGGTGAACGATGGCCCTTCGCAGGCGCGGTACTGGCGGCAGAGAACTTGGTAGGTCCCGGCCGACATCGCGACATGAAAGCCATGTCGCTTGCCGTCTGGATCGACCTGCTCAAGTGCGTGCCGCAAGCTCATCGTTCAATCCCAATCTTTCGTGACCGAATGAATCAGATTCGGCCCATCAATTTTTGGCGGGTGAAAAAGGTTCGACTTTTCCTAGTGCCTCGTTGGCTCCACTCCGTTCACCGTCCACCCGTCTGCCTTCAATTGCTGGCACATCTCGAACGCGCCGTCGTCGAACGAACGGAATTCCTTTTCCGCGCCCAACTCTCCGTCCTGGTTCCACCACTCGAAGTGCCAGTGATCCCCGCACTCTTCGGCGAAGTAGATCGAGCCGTCGTCGCCGTCTGCGATGAATGTGCCTTCTTCCGGGCCGCTCTCCCACTCAACCATCACAGCGACCGCGTGAGAGCGTCCACGCGAAGCTGCACGGCCGCAGGCGAGATTTGCGTGCGCCTGTTCGGCCGGTCGGTCTCGAACGTCGCGAGTTCGACCTTGATGCCGCGCTGCGCGATCTCGACGAGCAGATCGTTCAACTCGACTACACGACGCCGCAGAGTCGAGGCGAAGTGCCGGTCGTTCTCTTCGTCGGTCGATCCAGCCTTCAATGGAGTCCCCATCACGCATCTCCGTTGAGATATTGCACACAGTCGTCGAAGTTGTCGGAGACGAGCTTGATTTCGCCCTTCTCGCGGTGCTGTGCTTCGTAGAAACGGAACTTCGCAGCGGCTTCGATCAGCAGCTTACCGGCGCCAATGCTGTCGGACTCACACGCGCGGCCTGCGCTCAATTCACGGCCGAGATCATCGCTCATTGTTCTTCCTCGATGTCATGCCACTGACGGTCGCCGTGGCCGCGAGTAACGAGATAGCGTCCTGCGCGTCCGTCGAGATCGTCGCCGTCACGGCCGCGACACACGATCATGCCGGGGTAGCCCTTCACGCGGAACGTGCGGCCGTCGCAGCTTTGCGGGACGAGCTTGGAGCAGCGCGAGCAGATGGTGCGAGTGACGATCATGCCCGCTTCCGCAGCGTGCCGTGCCCTCGCGGGAGCGCAGCGGGGGATGACTCTTCGATCTGATCGTAGCGAGCGTTCGAGTCCTCGGCTTCCCGAGGCCCCAAGCAATCGGGCCGGATGTCAGCAGCCATCGCGTAGCCGCGCGTCCCGTGAGGGAGCTTGTAAAGTTCGCTTCGGAATTCCTTGGCGTTGAGCACAATCGCTTCGTGCTCTTGGCCGTCAACACCGGCCCATGCGATTCGATAGCGGTCGAACTCGCTTTGGCCGACTGCCATGTTGAGATACAGCCCGCCCACGATGCTATCGCCGTCTTGGAAACACACATAGCTTTGATGTCCGATCTCGCGGAAGCTGTTGCTGTTCGCATCGAGCGGCAGCGCCAGCCATGCGTCGCGCGTGAGCACGATCCGGGGCAGCGAGCGCCAATACGGGCTCGCCATATCCCACGCGGTCATCGGTTGCTGCGGGTGGACGGGACGGAAGTTCATGCCTTCTTCTCCGGTTGCGCGTGGTCGAGCATGGTCTGAATCTTCGAGCGGTTGAGACCGAACAGATTGTCGATCATCTGCAAAGTCTCCGCTGCCGTCAGCAGAAGTTCGTAGGTGCGCTCGGCCGTTCCGAACGACACTTCGTAGCGCACGTCGTGATAGCCTGTGTGGCGCAGCCGCGCGCCGAGGAATCGCGCTTCCGGCATCTCTTCCTTCGAGCGCGTTGCACCGATCTTCGAGGACTCCATACGAGCCATGTCAGTAGTTTCCTCGGCCTAGAATTGCGTCCATGACCACGCTGTGCTCTTGCGATCCGAACTCTTCCGACGAGTTCGTGTACGGCGCAGGCGGTTCGACAGGCTTCGGCTGCACGCGCGTTGCGTGGAGCTTAGTGGCGTCGAGACCATTTTGCAGCGCGGCCTTGATGCGAGCGTCCATCTCGTCGCTGGCGCGCACGAAGTACGCGCGGCCTTGCTGATCTGTGACGTTGTATTCGTGCTTGCCGATCATGCTACGCCTCCCCACTGCGACGCCATCGCCGCAGCAATGCCCGTGAACGTGCGCGACCGCTCGCGCCATCTGTCCTTCGACGGCGACATCTTGAAGATGCGCTGCTCGCGGCCTTTCACGACGTTCGTAGGCGTCAGCGGCGGCAGGTTCTTGAGCCACAAGCACGTCGCCTTGGTCTCGCCGTGCCCGTGTTGCCACGGCTGCACAATCTGCGTGTGGCGCGGAACGCTCGATCCCATGCGTTCGCGAGCGTGCTTGTGCATGATCGGGTTCTCGATGGCGATGCGCTCGATGGGCGCCTGCCACAGTGTCATAAACAGACCGCAGGCCGCGTACATGTCGTTCCACATCTCTTGCTTCGAGCGGCCGGGCGGCGGCGTGTGAAGCCAACGCACGCCGCTGTTGCACAGTCTCGTGCATGGCGGGTGCGCGACCATCAACAAGTCCCATCCGTCGTCAAGGATGTTCTCGACTTCGCCGATGATGTGCTTGTTGCTGCGATCCTCGGACGGCAGCAGGTCGCACGACCAAGCGTCGTGACCGAGCGCAGCGAAGGCGCGGCGAACGACGCCGCTGCTCTCGCAGGCGACGAGCACGCGCAACTCGCGGCCGGACGGTTTGAGCAGCGCGCTCAATGCACGGTCGCCGGGTCGCGGTCGGCGATGAACGTGCGAAGCACGCGCTCGGCCTTCTCGCGGTTCTGCGGCTCGACGGCCTGCAAGAACATCTGAATTCCTTTCTCGGTGATGACCCAGCCGGGCGTCTCGACGAGCGAGGGCTTCAACGCAGCCTCGAACTCTTCGGCGCTCTCGTTGCCGGTCAGGTTCACGACCGGACCCATCGGAGCAATGGCCCAGCCGCGCCCTTCGCGAACAAGGCCCTTCTCACGCAACTCGTCGAACGCCGTGCGGGCGCTGTTGACGAGTTTGGGTTGGAGCTTCATGTGCGGGAATGCGTAGACCTGCAACAGTTCCCAAGCGTCGCTCGTGAGGGTGATGTCGATAGCGCTCATACGATCCTCAAAATCCAGGCGAGCAGGTAGCCCGCGCCGAGGGTGACAGCGGCCCCGACTATCGCGCCCGAGGCGGTCACGGCGGCCGAAAAGAAACGAACGCGGAGATCGGAGAAGGTCATGGGTCTCGCTCTGCAAATCGAATGCCGGTCGTGACCCTACAATCCAACGGAATGTTGTGTCAATCCGGTATTTTCAGAAAAGTGCAGGGGCCGAGCACATGGCCCGGCCCCTGCATCCCCTCAATGGCTGCGCTTAGTTGTGCGCGGCGCCGTTCGACTTCACCGGGGGCGCGCCCGGCAGCTTGACACCAAGCGAGGCGAGGGCCGCCGCGCCTGCTTCGGTGTTGGCGAAGCCTTCGAGCATCGAGGCAACCTTGAGGCCGCCGCTGGAGCCGAAGAGATCGCCGATGGACGCGAGGCCAGAAGGTGCGTCGCCCGAGTTGGCGATGACCTTGATGTTCGCGGCCTTGAGGGCGTCCGCGTTGGCGATGCCGACGCGCTCGTCCTTCTCGACACCACGGATGTCCACGAGGTACTTTTGGTACGCCGGGAGTTCCGCGATCTTCTGCGCCAATTCGATTTGCGACGACACAGGCGCCATGAGCAACGCGAGTTCGGCCGCACCCTTGGCTTCACCTTCGGCCTTGATGCCTTCCGCAGCGAGCAGCGCGGCGTCGCGCTTACCCGTGGCGATGAGCACGGTTTCCGTTTGATGGCCTTCGGCTTCGGTAACGGCCTTCGCCTTGTCGAGTTCGGCGGCGAGAATGCCGGTCGCCTTGGTTTCTTCCGCCTTCACGATGGCGGCGTCCTTGGCGATGGTGGCCTTGCGTTGCGTCTCGACGGACAGAACTTCCATCGAGCGTTCCATCGTGGTCTTGGCTTCCAACTTGATGTCTTGTTGGGCCTTTTCCTTCGCGATGCCGACCTGACGTTCTTGATCGGCGGTGCGTTGACCGACGAGTTGCGTCTTTTCTTGTTCGCGGATTTCGACTTGCTGTTCGGCTTCGATTTCTGCGATGTCGGCGACCTGCTTGTTCTTCGCGACTTCGACGCGCGATTGCATCGAGATCACCGAAGCCTTCTTCGCCATGATGTCCGTGATGATCGTCGAGCCCTTGGCGTCGCGAATGTCCATGAGTTCGAGATGCTTCACGGGCACCACGCCCCATTCCTTGAGGCCGTCCGTCACTTCGAGCGTGAATTGTTCGCCGAAGGTTGCACGGTCCACCATGATCTGCTCGACATGATGCTTGGCGAGCACGGTACGAACCGCGCCTTGCATGGTGAGTTCGAGTTGGTGCTTCAACTTGTCGAAGCTGCCGACGCGACCGGCCGCGACGTTCGTGTCGTCGATGCGGAAGAAGCCCACCACATCCACGAGGAATTCGGCGCGATCCTTGTCGTAGCCCGGATAGGCTTCGAGCTTGAGATCGAAGTTGTCCACCGGCAGCACAGTGACGGTCACACCGAAGATCGGGATGAACGATGGGATGCGGTAGTAGACGTTGCCCGCAGCGAGCTTGGCGCCATAGCTGATCGTTTGCTTGCCGCTCTGCACGATGTGGACTTTGTTCGTATCGACGACCACGCGCCACGCAAACGCGAGGAACAGGCCGACCGTAGTGAGCGCGACGATTGCCGCGATTGCGATCCAGATAAGCACTGATAGTTCTCCATTGCGGACGCAGGGGTGTTTCGCTCATGTCGGCGCCGCGCGACACAGGCGAATCCGTTAGAGCGGATTCAGTAGAGCACCATCAATCGAACGACGGGTGCTGCGTATGCGATTGCGGGCAACAGGAACGCGCCCGCGATGAGAGCCCACACGAGCCACCAAAGCATGTTGCGCTCGCTTCGCTTGCGGCGTTTGCGCGAGGGCGGATTGGTGGAATGAAATCGAGCCTGCTCACTGACCATTGAAACCTCGGGTCTTCGCTCGCACGCCGTCGTTGTCCGTGCCGAGCTTGTCGAACACTTCGTCCTTGGCGCGGGAGAAGTGCATGAGATCGTCGATGCCCGTGCGCCATTCGTAGCTGGCCGGGCGGCCTTGTGTGTTGACGCCGATGTCACCCAGGCGGGAGCCCATCGACAAACGAACGATGCGAGCGCGCGACTTGCACCACGCCCACACTTCGGGCTCGGGCACTTCGGCCGCCATCAACACGCAATAGTCGATGGCGGGCAGGCGCTTGAACAGCAACCACGCGCGGAGGAACGCAGGATACGAGTGATCGTGGATCACGTCGTCGATGTGCTTTTCCTCGCTCATCTTCCCTCGCTCTGAAAAGTTCGCTTCCGTTGCAGCAGATTCATTGGGGTGGATTCGTTTGGACGTATTCATCTGGCACAACTCGTGCCAACACGGCCGCCACTTCCACCCGTGCTCTCTGCACCAAGCGATCTTGGCGTTCGAGAGTGGTGCCGATCAGTTCAACCCACTTCTCGCATATCACCCGGCCGAGCGCTTGCTGCATGATCTCACCCTCGGGTCCGCGCTCCATAGTCACATTCACCCACGGTGATGCGCCGAGGAAATACTTGGCTGCGTCACGCAACTTCTCCCTGTGATCGAGAGTGTCCGCGAGAACGCCGTACACATCCGCGATCTCGCGTGCGAGCTTGGGGTCCGTTGTGACTGGCGAACTGCCGACTGTTGTGCTCACGTCTTCACTCCTGCGATACGCAAGGCCCAAGGGCGCTTGCACAACTTGCACGTCACGTCGGCCACCACGTCGGTCGAGTTGTTTCCACCGCCGTTCTCATCGTCCTGCAACGTCTCCCGTCCGCAAGCCGTGTGGGTGGTGAAGCCACCGAAACGGTTGGGGGTCATCGTGCTAATGTGAACCACTTTACGCGCCGTGACCGGGCTTCTCGCATGTCCAGTGCCGGTGTGTCAAGCGCTAGTTGGGTCACATTTCCCCGTGTAGCCATTTCCCCGTACCCCACATTTCCCCGTGTAGCCATTTCCCCGTATGCTCATTTCCCCGGTATCAACATTTCCCCGCCCCTGCATTTTGCCCGGCCGCAGCATGAACCGGAATCGGTTCACGGCCGCGAATTGAACCGGAATCGGTTCATGCGTTCGCGCACGCGGCGCCGCAGCCTGGACGGCTGGCGCACGGGCGCGCGGGCGCTGCGGCTTCGATAGCCGCGCGGGCGCGTCAAGGCGGGCGCTCTGCGGCGCTCGCTCGATTGCGAAGGGTTAGGGGGCTAGGTGCGTCGGCGCCTCCCTAGCAGGGCGCCAAGCCCTCGCAGCGCGCGCACATACCAGGGCGGGCGCGTCCAATGGTCTAAGGGCTGTAGGTACTCGATAGACGCGGCGACGCGCGCCCATGAACCGCCGCACGCATCAAGGCGCGCTAGCGTTCGTTCCGAATAGCGCCACGGCGCGGCGCTCAATCGAATAAGTCCGCGTTGCTGCGGCGCGGCTTCGCCTGTGGCGCTGCGGCGGGCGTGGCTGGCGCTGTATCGTCCAGCGCTCTAAACGTCCGCTTGCCCGCCTTCGCCTTCTCTAGCGCATCGGCGCACGCTGTGGCGTAGCTGTAGCCGTTACCGCTGATTAGCTCGACTCCCCCGTCGAATATGTGGACTCCCCAATGGTCCCCCCATTGCGAAGCTGTGACGCGCGCGGACTCGGGTTTGAGTATCGCTAGCGCTTGCTCGATTGCGTCCAATGGAGTCCCCTATCGTTTCAGCAAGTGAAGAATCGCCAGCCACAAGAGCAGAGTCAGACACACGCAACAAAGCGCCGCACATTCGGCGGCGCCTTGAAGGGCGGACATGATCGGGCGCGGGCGCGGTCTAATCATCACGCAACGCTAGCAGGGCGCCGAGATTGAATCCGCACGTTCGCGGCGGATGCTTCGCCCATTGCGCCAGCGCTTCGCCGCGCTCGAATGCGTCAAGCTCTACGGTATAGTGCAAGAGGAGTCCGCGCTCATATTCGCGAGTCTCTGTTATGTGCGCCCGCGTGGCTTTAGTGCGCGCGTCGGCGCCGTAGAAATGCCGGTCAACGTGCTCTAGCGCCTGGACTTTCCCCCGGTGAACTTCGCGCGCCTCTTTCAGCAATTCGCCAGCCCGTGCGCCGCGCTGATATGACTCGTCATACTCGCGCGCCTCTTGTGCGTAGCGTTCGGCGATTGTTTGCGCCGCGTTGGCGGCTGCGATCAAATCGCCGAAAACTTCTAGCGCAAGGTACGCCGCGCCGCGCCCGTCTTTCGAGCCATTAAATGCGTCATGCCCGCCCGCGATATAGCGCGGCGCGCCGTCTTTCGCGCTTAGCTGATACACTACCGGGCGCGTATATTCGTGCTCGAAAGTGTCCATGTAATAACCCTGTGTATCCCATTCGCGGGCGCGCCAGCCTTCCGCCCGCGCAAGTTCGGACGTGGCGCCCTTAAATCGGAAATGCGACTCGGGCTTCTCAATCCATCGGCAGTCATAGCCCGCCACCTTGAACGGCGCGCCAGCCGCGCCAAACGGTTTGCGCCATGCGGACTCTTGCCCGTATTTAGTGCGCTCTGCGATCATCGCAGACTCGGCGCGGGCGAATTCGAGCGCCGCAATAGCGGGCGCCAATGCAACGCCGCAGCGCCCGCGCAAACGGGCGAAGCGATACGCACGGATTAGCGACTCGTCCATTACTCGACTCCTTCGCGCTTCGAGCGCCAGCCGTCGAAAGGCTTAGGCGCTACGGATTCGGTTTGCAGTGTGAGCGGCGGGCGCCACGTCGAATCGAATTCCGAGTCCACTATGGAGTCGGAACCCCATTGAATGCCGCGCACGTATGGCGGGCGCTGCGGCTTGCATGTATTGCGGCGGCTCATTGCGTGGACTCCTCAAGGCTCGACTCGGCGTTTTCGCAATCGCCTATTGCGGACTCGATTGCATCAATCGCGCTTTGCGATTTTTCGCCGCGCTCGCCTTGCTGAAACGATCCGGGCATGGCGTCGAATGCCTCTTGCTGATCATCGCGAACGGACTCTAGCTCGCCTATGGCTTCGCGAATCTTCGCGCTGGCGGCTTCGATTCTCTTGCGGCGTTCGGCATTCATGGCTGCGGCGCCTTTCCGTCTGATAGCAGGAATTCGAGCAATGCGGCGCGCGCTTTGGCGTCGAGACTAACCGCAATCACACGACTCGAAATGACGTCGCGCACGTTTGGAGTCATTTCTTCGATTCGGATGCTCGCCCATTGCTCGCCCGTATGGTCGACTCCGGTTTGAACGTCGAGCGTAGCAACGGAGTCGGGGCTGCGGCGATTCCAGCGTGTATGATTGTTATCGCGCCACTTGAACGCTTGCGCCTCCCCTGGTTCCGCGGCGCGGAAGCCGTAAGGGGCTTCGAGTTTGAAACTGGCGGCTTGATCGCTACGCGGCATTAGTGAGACTCCATGAATTGCGGAACCGGGGGAGGCGCGGCGCGCCGTCACTATTCCAAAAATCAGCGGCTTCGCGTTCACCGGCTGCGATACGTTCCCATGACCGGGCGCCCTTCGCGTCTCCGCGTTTGGCGCATTCCGCAGCAAGGCGCGACGACTCGCGGGCTTGGCGGGCGTAGTGTCTGGCGCGTACTCGATTCGATTGCATGGCCTGGACTCCGTTGTGTGGCGGTTACTTCGCGGCCTTGCGTTTGCCGAACACCGGCGCCGAGACTTGGCCCGCGCCTTGAACGACGGCGCGCACGGCTTGGCGTTGCAATTCCGGCTTGCGCTCTTGGATCGCTTCGCCCGTCCATTCGCGGCGGGCGGCTTCCATCTCTTGCTTGCTCATCGTGGTCATTGTCTCGACTCCGTCTTTCGATATAGCCACCCTACAGGGACACCCTTAAGGGAGTGTTACCGTGCGGGTAGAATCTCGCATGTGAGCAATAATTCATATGAGGGGCGGGCGCCGTTGTGAGCGGAGTCCAGCGCATAGCGGCAATCGCTCACACTCAAGCCCGAGTCGAGCACGTCCGACTCAAGGGCGCCGAAACGTGACGCGCTATAGCTCACTAAGGCGAAGCGTGCGGGCGTGGCTGCGGCTTCCGCTTCCGGGTAGGGGTGGCGTGTGTAAGCCCCGTATATGGCTACCGCGACGAATGCGAGCAGGGCGGCGCCTATGGCCCGCGTTGCGAATGTGAAGGGCTTCGAGATGAGGGGCTTACGCATGGGGACTCCGTTGCGCCCTTGGGGTAGTGCGGGCTAGACCGAATTGATACCAAAGCCCCTTGGATCATGCAAGCCACATTCCGCAGCGAAGCGAGATAAAGGCGCCGCCGCGCGCTTCCATCTAGGGCGGCTGCGGCGGGCGTCATGGGGGCGGATGTAGGGGTGCGCCCTGGTAGCGGGTAGCATGGCAAGGGGTGCGCTGTAGGGGGCGGCTCGATAGGGGGAGAGGGTGCGCCTTGGTAGCAGGGGAGAGGGTGAGCCCTGCCCTACCTAACCCCCTTACCTACTCGCCCCCGTGGGGTGCGTATGCGTTTACTCATTAGCCCCTCATCCCTGCCGATTGTGTGTCAACTACGGCTTGGATTACTCGAAGCGTGCTCGCTTGGGTCCCTCCCCGCTGCGGAGGCGTCCGGGGGTGGCGCAGAGCCCCGGAAAACGAAATTTTTCGGACCCCTTCATAGAGCAACAACACCGTTTTGGTGAGTGTTCAAACCGTTTTCACCCCTCAAACGACATCTGTAATCAACTTCAGTTTGTAATTAGCTTTCATCGGCTAATTACACGCGCTAATTACAAAAATAGCCGGTGTTTTCAAGGGTTTCCGAGGATTTGTAATTAGTAATCAATATTTAGGGGAGAACTCTACATAGGGAAGGAAAAAGGCTTGCGCCCCGCCTTATGGAAGACACCGGCGAGGTATGTCAGATTCCTAATTACAAATTACAGGCGCCGTGGCGCCCTTGAGAATCAAGGGGATTGAGCGTAATTAGCGCAGGGGGCGCGCTAATTACAAAGAACACGCTTAGATCAGGTCGGAAAGGTCTCGACGGGTCTTCCGAACGCGGCCAAACGCCTGTTGCGGACCAAAGCCGGGGAAGCGCTTCGTCCCTGCCTTTTCGGCATTCGCGACCTTCAAGATCGCAGCGGCGACGCGGTTGGACAAGCCGCGCGCGAGAGCTTCGGGGCGGCCGTTGAGCGCGTCCTGCCAGACCTGCGGCACACAGCAGAATTCCCTTCGCACGAGAGGATCGTCTTCGTCGAACTTGTCGAGCCGAGAGCCGAGCCCTTCGAGTTCGGACTTGCGGACGGGGGTGTCCCACCACTCTTCGATCATGCCCGCCCACAGGTCGGCCTCGGTCGAGACACGGCGGCTGTCTTGGAGCTTCAACGCGGCGTCGGTCGCGGCGGCGCCCGAGAGATCGAGGAAGATGCGGGTCGGGCCACCGGCCGCGTCGCACATCGACTGATAGCGCTCGAACGCCTCGGCCCAAATCTGCGGCACCGCGCGCTTGAAGCCGGTAAGGTCGATCTTCATCGCGGCGCAGGCCACCGGCCAGAATCGGCGGTTGCCGGTCTCATCGCGGAGATAGGCATCATTGTTCGACGAGCCCATGTAAACGGACTGCCGCATGAACTCTTCTTCCTCGCGGGCATACGCCTTGCGGACGACATCACTCTGCGCGGAGAAGAACGCCTTCACGGTCTCGACATCGGACTTGCCGAACTGCGATAGCTCGGGCAACTCCGCGATCCAACGGCCGGACAGCGTTTCGACGATGCGCTTCGGATCATCGAAGCCGCAATTCAACTCGACGAACCAATCGCGAGCGAGCAGGCGGATGAACGTGGACTTGCCGATGCCCTGCGGGCCTTCGAGGATCGGCGCACAGTCGAACTTGATGCCGGGCGTGTAGATGCGCGCAATCGCGGCCATGCAGAAGATCACGGCGACCTGACGGTGATACGGCGTGTCGGGGCAACCGAGCCAATCAATCAGCATCGTTTCGAGTCGCTCTTGCCCATCCCACGTCAGAGCTTCGAGGAATTCCTTCACAGGGTGGAACGGCGACGAGCGCGACACGGCCGCGATTGCATCGGTGAGATCGAGCTTCGTCGGCTGCGTCTTGAACCAACCACCGAAGATGCGGCGCTCGGAGAGCAGTGTGCGGATTTCGCTGACGTGATCGTCGTGCAGCGGCAGACCATGCACCTTCTCGATCTCCGTGAATTGCCACAGCGGACCTTCGAGTTGGTGGACGAGATCGGCATCCTTCTCACGCCCGGCAAACTTTCCAGGCGGCTTGCGAAAGACGCGCTTCCGCGTGAATTCATTGAAGGCAATGCGATCTGCGAAGCGGCTGTCGTTCATAAAGATGCGCCGCATGTTCATGGCAGTCGCCTTCGGCGTGCTGTCTTCCGTGCGGTCGAGCGTGCGATTCCAATCGGACTCGAACCCGTGATCTTCCTTCTCACGCTGAAACTCTGCGGCCTGCATGAGAGTAGCGAAGCGCACAGGGCGACGGCCCGCGTTCTTGCCGAACGACTTCCACTTGTCGTCGAGAGCAGCGGCATCGTAGTTGTCCGCACGCTCGGAGAAATCGTGCCACAGATCGAGACCGTCTTGATCGCCCTCGAACTCATGGTGGAGAGCCATGCCGACCTTGAGCCATCCGTCATATTCAACGGCCCACTCATCGAATGGCAGGCGTTCGAGGATGTCCCACGCACCGTCTGCATCAACACCGATGCGCTTGTTCTTGGCGATGTCGGAGAGTGAGCGTGAAGAGTCATCATTGCGGGTGCTGCTCCGCGTTGACTTCCCTCCACGCTCATCACCCTCACGAGGCGCGAGTCGATCTGCGCTGACGATCATCGAGTCGAGATCGTCGAAATTGATTTGCTGGCCCCACTTATACGGGCGGCCGGTGTCGGGGTGGATCGACGGCGGCAGCACGACTTGTTGGCCGGTGCCGAGCAGTTGAATTTCCCACGTCGCGGAATTGTGCTTCTTGCCGTTGCCGTCGATCCAATCAATGCGCCGCGACGACTGCGCGAGCGTTTCCTTGGTGAGCGGTTCGGTGACGGCGACATAGATGTGGGCCGACCCGCCGCCGCGCCCGCTCTCCACCCAGGGGAACTTTTCCCACGTCGGGAGAATTTCAGCCAAGGCCGCATAGGCTTCGGCCTCGTCGCGGGGGTCGGTGCCCTTCACGTCCACGTCGAGCGCGTGCAGGAACAGATCGGTGTCGATCTCGCTCGGCTCGCCGAGGCGCACGCCGACGTTGTAGCCGGGGCGGTAGGTGGATTCGAGTTCGGCGACCGAGTTCACAGGGGCGCTCGTCCAACCGTTGTCGATTGGGCGCTTCTGCTTCTTCTTGAGCCAAATTACGGCGCAGCCTTCACGGGCGAGCGCCTTCGCGGATTGCAGCACGCAAAACCTCTTAGGCTACGAACGGAAGGAGTTCGTCGAGTTTAATGCGGCAACCGCGAATGGCAACAATCGCACGCGCTCGCGCGAGAGAGGGGAGTTGATCGTCCCGCAGCCACTTGTAGATTGCCTCGTCCGTGACCTTGAGCTTCTTCGCGAGCCATGCGATGTCGAGCACGTCGTAGCTGGCGGTGCGGTGCTCGGGGAAGGCGTTGGCGATAAGCACATGCAGCTTCCCCATCGGCTTCTTACAGCGACCACGGCGTTCGTTCTTAGCGGCCATGTGGCGGGCTCCTTTTGATTTCGCGACCCCGGCATGGCATGTCGTAATGGTGATTGCAACACCCCCACGGAAGGCCGGTCACACCCAACCAATAGTCATCCAGAAGGGGGTTGACTTGCTGCTAAACGAACGGCAGAGATCATGGGCGCGTATGAAACGCCAGCGCTAGGAGACCCCATGTCACTCGAAAAGATGCTCGAAGCCAACACCGCTGCGGTGGAGGCGAATACCGAAGTTCTCAAGCAAGTTCTCGCGAACCAAAACAAAGCGCTCGCGGGCATCGCCAGCAAGGATGAACCGGCCGAGGATGCGCCACGACGCAGCCGCCGCGCCGCCGAAGAACCGGCCGCCGATGAAACGCCGCGCCGCAGCCGCCGTGCTGCCGCCGACGAAGAGACCACCGAAGAAGCGCCGCGCCGTTCGCGCCGCGCCGCTGCCGAAGAACCGGCCGCCGAGGAAGACCCGCCGCGCCGCTCGTCGCGTCGCGCTGCCGCCGAGGAAACCGAAGAAGCGCCGCGCCGTTCATCGCGCCGCGCCGCTGCGGACGAAGACGAAGCTCCGCGCGCGAAGCCGAAGAAGGACGAGAAGCCGAAGAAGCCGACTCTCGATGACATCAAGGCGGCGTTCGCCGACTTGCTCGCCACCGACGACAAGGACGAAGAGGATGATCGCCGCGACTTCATCGAATCGATTCTCGATGAGTTGGCCGTCGCCAAGACGAACCAAATCAAGGAAGCCGACTTCGCCGACGTGCTCGAATGGGTCGCGTTGAAGAAGGCGGGCAAGAAGGTCACGTTCTAACTCAACACGTCATATATGACGCATTAGCCCCGATAACGTGGCTTAAAGCGTCATATATGACGCCATCGGTTTCCGAGGGCTCGGGCCCGCGGGACGGAGTAAAGAGAACCGGGCTTGGCCGCTCGGGGGCGCAATACCTCGTCAGTCTCGCCGAGTTGTAGGAAAGGTGAAGCAGGAGCGCGCCGCGCGCACTCGCACTTTGATGGGCCTCCGAGGCTTCATCGCTGTTTGTCGAGAACGTCGCGCTCCTGCGGAACCGACCACGCAGAGGGAAGCCATGTCAGGCGCACACGCACGATTGTCACCATCCGGCGCCGACCGCTGGATGCTTTGCCCTGGATCGGTCGAAGCAGAGAAGGTCGAGCCGAACGAGAGCAACGAGTGGGCCGCAGAAGGCACCGTCGCGCATTGGGTCTTCGAGCAGTGCTTGCGATTCGACCTAGAGCCGCATGACTTTATCGGCCGCGTGCGAACCGTGCGCGACGAGGATGAAGACGGCAATCCGATCCCTGACGGCAAGGAATACAAGATCACCGTCGATGACGCGATGGCCGAACATCTCGCGCCGATCATCGACGAAGTTCGCGACATGGGCGGCGAACAACACTACGAATTGCGCCTCGATCTCTCGCGATGGATGGAAGGCCAGTTCGGCACGCTCGACGTTGGCGTGATCCTGCGCGATCAAAACCTCGTCGTCATCCGCGATTTGAAGTACGGCAAGGGACTTCCGGTCTTCCCCGAATTCAATCGGCAGCTACGCATCTACGCGCTCGGCTTTTGGGATCGCGTTGCACGTCAGCATTGGAAGGGCACTAAGGAACGCCCACGATTTCGTATCGTCATCGACCAACCGCGTAATCACGGCGGGGGTGGCGTTTGGGAGTGCGATTTCGACGATCTGCTCGACTTCGGAGATGAAGTCACCGTTGCGGCCGAGAAGACCGAGGCGCCGAACGCGCCGCGCATCGCGGGTGAAAAGCAGTGCGGTTATTGCCGTTCCGCGATGAATCTTCACTGCCGCGAATACGAAGCGTGGACGGCCGCGCAGTGCGATCTCAAGATCAAGGACTTCGGCGATGAGCCGGAAGATGTGGAGGCGAAGCTGCCCGACCCCGAAAAGATGGACCCGAAGAAGCGCGCGCAAATTCTCAAGGCTGCGCCGGTCATTCGACAATTTCTCAATCGTCTGCACGCCGACGCAGTGAACGACTGCTTGCAGGGCCGCGACGCTGGCGGGCTCAAGGCCGTCGTATCGCGCAAGGGCATTCGCAAGTGGCGCGACGAAGAAGCGGGCCTCGCATGGTTGGAAGAAAACGTGCCCGAGCATAAGCCGATCTATAAGCCGCGCGAGATCATCTCTCCTGCGGGCGCCGAGAAGGCCATCGGCCGTAAGATCGTTCAACGCGAGCCCGATCCGCCAGCGGACGGCAAGAAGAAGTCGCGCGCTAAGCCACCGCTTGTTTGTCTCGACATCGTGCAGGAAGATGGAAAGCCGACGCTCGTGCCCGAGTCCGATCCACGTCCGGCCATGAAGGCGTATTCCTCCATGCTCCGAGATTTTGGTGACGACGAAGACGAGTGATCGTGAGGCCGTTGACATCTGCATTTAGCCCGCAGATGGTGACGGTGCCCTATGGTTGGGCTATGTAAAAGAAAGGTGCATCATGGCACAGACTGACGAAAAGAAGGTCGGCAACGTCGAAATCTACATCGAGAACGTCCGCCTCTCCTACCCCTTCCTGTTCAAGCCTCGCGTCCAAGAAAACGACGACGGCAAGACCACGAAGAAGTTCCAGGCGAAGTTCATTCTCGACAAGAAGAAGAACAAGACCGCCATCGCGGACATCGACGACGCCATCGACGAACTCATCGAAAAGAAGTGGGGCAAGCGCCCTGCGAAGCTCACCGACGACCGCCTGTGTATGCGCGACGGCGACGACGAAGACGGCGTGGAATTCCACGGCGCGATGGTCGTTTCTGCGAGCAACACGAAGCGGCCGGAAGTGCGCGACCGTAACAAGGCGCCGCTCGTCGAAGAAGACGGCCGCCCCTACGCCGGTTGCTACGTCAACGCCATCGTTCGCCTGTGGGCGCAGGACAACAAGTTCGGCAAGCGCATCAACGCTTCGCTCGAAGTTGTGCAATATTACGCCAAGGGTGATGCGTTCGGCGCGCCGCCTGTCGATGCTGATTCGAAGTTGAAGGACTTCGGTGAAGACGAAGACGAAACGCCGCGTCGTTCCTCGCGCCGCTCGCGCGACGCCGATGAAGACGAAGCTCCGCGTCGTTCCAGCCGCCGTTCGGCGGAAGCGGACGAAGATGAAGCGCCGCGCCGGTCCAGCCGCCGCAGCGCCGAAGCGGACGAAGACGAAGCTCCGCGTTCGAGCCGTCGCGCGTCTCGCGATGAAGCCGATGAAGACGAGGCCCCGCGCCGTTCGTCCCGTCGTTCGTCGCGCGATGACGATTGATCGCATTGCGCAGTTGATCGCTAATGGGTGGCGCGCCTTCGGGCGTGCCACCTTGTGGTCCATGACGTACACACTCGCGCCTACGAGGGACGTGGTGCTTCTCAAGACGATGAATGACGCAGACCTTCGCCGCTGGGCCGATCAGCCCGCGAAACAGCGGAGATACGTGCTGTCGCGTCGCCGTTGGGCCGCTGCAACAGGGCGCCCGATCAAGACCGAACCGCACAGCCGAGGGCGCTTGAAGTGACGGTTCTCTTCAACGATTTTGAAACGTACTCGGACGCCGATCTCTTCGATGTCGGCCAGTTCAAGTATGCGCGCGACCGCACGACGAAGGCATTGATGCTCGCGTATGCGTTCGACGATGAGCGCATCCAGCAGTGGGTTCCGGCAGAAGGCCAGAAGATGCCGTCCGATCTTCGCGACGCACTGCGCGATCCCGATGTCATCAAGAGCGCATGGAATGCCAGCTTCGAGAAGGTGATCTGGCAGTATGTGCTCGGCGAAGAGATTTTCGACGACGAGTGGCGCTGTTCAATGGTGCGCGCCTACACGCTGTCGTTTCCCGGCAAGCTCGCGGCCGTAGGCCCGATTGTGCGACTGCCGATGGATCAGCAGAAGGACAAGGAAGGCAAGGCGCTCATCAAGTTGTTCTGCCAGCCGAAGAACCCGCCGAAGCGCATCGCGAAGAATCCAAAGCCGTTCATCCGCGTCGCGAACATGTATACGCACCCGGACGAGTGGGAGAAGTTCAAGGACTACAACCGGCAGGACGTTGAAGCCGAGCGCGCGATTTGGAATCGCACGAAGAAGTGGGACCTGCCCGCGCACGAGTGGGAGATGTGGGCGCTCGATCAAGAGATCAATCGTGACGGCATCCCCGTGAACATGAAGGTGGTCGAGAAGGCCATCGAGTTCGTCGAATACATTCGCGAGAAGCGTTTCGCGCGGCTTCGTGAGATCACGGGTGTAGACAACCCGAACTCGCGTCCGCAACTGCTCGATTGGTTGCAGCGACGCGGCTATCGTTTCGACGACTTGAAGAAGGGTCACGTCGTCACTGCATCGACGGACGAAGAACTAGACGATCTCACGCGCGAAGTTCTTGAACTGCGCCTTGAAGTCTCGAAGACGAGCACCGACAAGTATTACGCGATGCAGCGCGCCGCGACCGATGGTGTCGTGCAGGGCGCGTTGCAATTCGCGGGCGCGCAACGCACTTGGCGTTGGTCCGGCCGCATCTTTCAGCCGCAGAACTTGGCGCGCCCCGCGCCCGATCTCGAAGCGACGCAGGAAGCGTGCGTGCGCAATCTCGAACGGTTGTCGCCGAAGTCGCTCGAACTGATCTACGACAAGCCAATGGATTTTCTCTCGACGTGCATCCGCCCGACTATTCAGGCGGGCGAGGGCGAGATCATCTTCGGCGCCGACTTGAACGCCATCGAAAACCGCGTGCTCGGCTATCTCGCACAGGATCAGAAGATTCTCGATGTCTTCCGCAACAAGCGCGATCCGTATCTCGATTTCGCGCGCTACATGTTCGAGTCCACCTACGAGGAAGAGAAGGAACGCTTCAAGCCCGCAGACGGCTCGAAGGGCAACAAGGATCACCGCACGACCGCGAAGCCGGGCGTGTTGGGCTGCGGCTACATGCTCTCCGCTGGAAAGCAAAAGGAAAACAAGAAGACGGGCGAGATCGAAGCGACCGGGCTGCTCGGCTACGCATGGAACATGGGCGTCAAGTCGTTCACGCTCGAAGACGCAAAGCTCTCCGTGGAAACGTGGCGTGAGACGTTCTCCGGCGCCGTTGAGTATTGGTGGGAGATCGAGAAGGCCGCGAAGCGCTGCTTGCGCTCGGGCGACGTAACGTGGGCTGGCCCCGTGCGATTCGACATCTCCGGCCCCTTCATGCGGATGAAGCTGCCGTCTGGCCGCTTCCTACACTACTGCCGCCCACGTCTCGACATCACGACGCAGTATTGGTGCCGTGAAGAGATGAAGTATCTGCCCTACGATCTCTGCATCGACCCGGACAAGCGAAAGCAGCGGCAGAAGGAAAACATCACCTACGAAGGTTTGAATGATCGCGGCGGTTGGGGCCGCATCTGGACGCACCCAGGCAAGCTCACGGAAAACGCGGACCAAGCCATCTCGCGCGATCTGCTCGCAGAAGGTATGCGTCGCTTCCGTCGTCGCGTGCCGCGTTCGCTCGCGCGCATCCGTCTACACGTCCACGACGAAATCGTCGGATGGTGCAAGGAAGAACGCGGCGACGAGATGTTGAAGATTCTAATCGAGTGCATGGAAGAACCGATGCCGTGGGCGTCGGAAGAAGAATTGCCGTTGGGCGCGGCGGGCTCGCTCGGAAAGGTGTGGATCAAGGATTGATTATGGCACAGAAGGAAATCGTCGTCGAAACGGACATCGTTTTGGAAGCCGAAGAAGCGGGCTACGTCGTGCGCAAGGTCACTTACGCAGGACGGCGCGGTGCGCCCGACCGTTGGTTCAAGCGACACGACACCGATTGGATTCTCATCGAGTTCAAGAAGCGCGGCGAGAAGCCGGATGGCTTGCAGCAACGCGAGCACGACAAGCTGCGCGGCGCAGGTCAGAAGGTTCACGTCATCGACAATCACGATGATGCACGCCGCGTGCTAAAGCTGGGGGAATACGCATGGGACTAAGGGTCAATCGAAACGAATGCGCCAAGGCCATCGTTAAGGTCTGTGAGAGCTTCGGCGCGACGGTCACGTTCGACACGAGCGGCAAACACCCCGTGGCTGTTCTCTCGTGGCGCGGAAAGACGCTTCGCCAAGTCTTCCCCGGCTCTGCTTCGGACAAACGGAGCGCGCTCAACAGCGCAGCATTTACACGGCGCACGCTGCGCGGATGGAGTGAAGAGTGAAGGTACGTTCGGAGTCCCAACTTCGAGATTACCAACGATACCTCGTGCGCGTCGGCATGAGGAAGCGCTTTGTGCTGTTCGCCGTGGACATGGGTCTCGGCAAGACGGCCGCAGTGCTTACGATCCTCCGCAACCTCCGAAACCAAGTTGACACGCGCAAGGTGCTCATCGTCGCGCCGAAGCGCGTTGCCGAAGAAACGTGGCCCGAAGAGATCGCCGCGTGGCGTCACACGCAGCGCATCCCCTACAGCGTAATCGTAGGCACGCCCGCGCAACGCAACCGCGCGCTGCGCGACAAGCGTGCGTTCATCCACATCATCAACAAGGAAAACTTGCAGTGGTTGTGGCAGACGCTTCGCAACGGCGCCGATTGGGACTACGACATGATCGTCATCGACGAGGCGTCGATGCTCAAGGAAGGAAAGAAGCGCACGACTCGTGCAGGCGGCGGCGAAGGGTCTCGCCCGCTGTCTCGCTTCGGCATCCTCGCCCGCGCTCGTCACAAGGTGGATCGAGTAATCGAGATGACCGGCACGCCCGCGCCGGAAGGATTGCACAATCTGTGGGGTCTCTCGTACATCCTCGATCTCGGCGAACGCTTGGGCGCAAGCAAGAGCGCGTTTGAAGCTCGGTGGTTCGACAAGGGCTACATGGGCTACGACACGGACCCGTTTCCGCATTCGGAACGGGAGATCATGGCTGCGATCAAGGACGTGATGATCTCGCTTCGAGCAGAAGACCATCTCGATCTGCCGCCCGTCATCACGACGCCCGACACCGATATTTGGGTGAACATGTGCAAGGAAGACTTGCGAGAGTACCGCGCGTTCGAGCGCGAGATGTTCACGGACAAGTACGACGTGGAAGCCGTATCGAACGGCGTGCTCGTCAACAAGTTGTTGCAGTTCGCGAACGGCTCGCTCTATCGAAAGAAGGGCGAAGACATTCCGGTACACGATCTCAAGGCGCACGCACTGCTCGAACTCGTCGAGTCGCTGCAAGGACGGCCGTTGTTGCTCGCGACGAACTACAAGTTCGACCGCGACCGCGTGAAGAAGTTTCTCGGTAAGAAGGTGACGTTCATCGAAGACGCCGGGAAGAACTGGAAGAAGGATTGGGACAAGGGACGCATCAAGGTTCTTGCGTCTCACCCGTCGTCGCTCTCGCACGGGCTCAACATGCAATTCGGCGGCGCGCGTGCGTGTTGGTATGGCTTGCAGCACAGCGGCGAACTCTATCAGCAATTTAACACGCGCCTGCCGCGACCGGGGCAGGTCGAAGAACACGTCTTCATCTATCACATCCTCACGCGCGGGACGTGGGACGAGAAGGTGATCCGAAACCAAGAATACAAGAAGGGCAGCGAGACTTCGATCCGTAAGGCTTGCGCTGTCTACCGCGAAGACATTTTGCGGGAGTTGCAGGCGGCCTAGCGCCCGTGTATAGGCAATTGAAACGAGGGACGACCATGCAGCCACTTCGCATCTTCATCGGTTACGACAGCCGCGAGCCGGACGCTTACGACGTTTGCGCGCGGTCTCTGCGCGAGCGTAGCTCTGTGCCGCTGGCGATCTCGGCCGTAAAGCAGGACCGCTTGCGCCTGCGAGGGGTCTACACCCGCGACCCGGCCGAGAAGGCGTCTACCGAGTTCGCGTTGACGCGATTCCTTGTGCCTCATCTGACCGACTACAAGGGGTACGCGCTGTTCATGGACTGCGACTTCCTGTGGCGCGCTGACGTGTGCGATCTGTTCGATCTCGCCGACGCCACCAAGGCTGTCAGCGTCGTTCAGCACGACTACACGCCGCGAGCACAATGGAAGATGGACGGGCAACCCAACGTCGCGTATCCGCGCAAGAATTGGTCGTCGCTCATGCTGTTCAACTGCCAGCACCCGAACGTGCGCGAACTGACGCCGGAAGTCGTGAATTCACGCAGCCCGTCGTGGCTGCATCAATTCAGTTGGTGCGGCGACGACGAAATCGGCGCGCTTCCGCAAGAGTGGAATTGGCTCGAAGGCGAGTACGAGTGGCCGCATGACGGCACGACGCCTGCGGCGATCCACTTCACCAACGGAGGCCCGTGGTTCGCGGACCACCGCAGCGTTCGCTTCGGCGATCTGTGGGAATACGAACTGCTCATGCTGCGGCAGGAACAACCGCTTACTCCAACCATCAAGTGAGGCCCCAAGATGAAGCTCATCTCTGACAGCTACCGCGCGCTCAACGCGGAACTCCACAACCGGAATCACAAGTACGGCGGCAAGGGCCACGATTGGTTGACGCGCGTTGTGCAATACGTCACGACGGCGAAGGCCGCGACGTATCTCGACTACGGCTGTGGCAAGGGCACCCTCGCTGACGCGATGCAAGAGAACTACGAACTCACGCTTCTGCCGAGCCCCGACGCAGTGTTTCGCTACGATCCAGTCACGGCGCCAGACGAACCGCAGCCCGCAGACTTCGTGACGTGTTGCGATGTGCTCGAACACATCGAACCGGAATATCTCGACAACGTGCTCGCCGACATCAAGGCGAAGACGAAGGTGCAGGCGTTGCTCGTGATCTCGCAACGGCTCGCGAACAAGCGGCTAGCGGACGGCCGAAACGCCCACTTGATCGTCGAAAAGACGCCGTGGTGGATGAAGCGGTTGAAGAAGCACTTCTCCGAAGTTGTCGAAGTCGATCCCATCAAGCCGACGCGCGTGGGAATCGAATTGGCCGTTCTCGTTCGGCCGTGAAGCAACACATCGTTCCCGACGATTGGAAGGGCCAGACTGTCGCGATTGTGGCGTCTGGCCCCAGCGTATCGAAGTTCGACTTCGAGCGCATCGCGGGCTTGCGCACGATTGCGGTCAAGGACGGATACCTAAAGGTTCCGCGCGCGGAAGTGTTGATGATCGGGGATCACCGCTACGCTCGTCGCACGCCCGATCTTTCCGCATATCTCGGCCCGCTGATTCTCTACACCGATCCCGCGCCGCTGCCGGAAGCGCTGCACGATGCGCGCATCCAATTTATCCCGAAGGTCGCGGGCCGTGGGTTGTCGAAGCGACCGAACGAATTGCGCGGCACGTTCTCGACGACGTGTCTCGCCATCAACTACGCGGCGTTGCGCGGATCGAAGCGCATCCTGCTAGCCGGTGTGGACGCGAAGCCCGCGCCGGACGGACGCCGCTGGTTCAACGGCGACCGCAAGGAAGATTGGCATGAACGCTACGGCCGCCAGCAATGGGGCTATCGCCGCTTGTCGGACGATCTGCGAGCACGAGCAATCGAAGTGTTCAATCTGAATTACGATTCCGCTGTGAAGACGTTCCCGTTTTTGAAAGAGGGTGTGTGATGCTGCCGATTATTCTTTGGTCGTGGGGCGGGAAGTTTCCCGACGCCTATATCGACAAGATGATCTCTATGATGGATCGGCACCTGCACATGCCGCACCGATACGTCATCATCTCGGACAGCAAGACCACGCGCGAGAACTTCCACGCGAAGGGACACCAAGTGCATCCGTTGTGGTCGCACCTGCACAACATCGGTGGCAAGTGCTTCGTTCGCCTCCGTTGTTTCGACGACGCCTTCCGCACGATCATCCCCGAGCCCCGTTGGGCGTGGATTGATCTCGACATGGTGATTGTGGATGACGTGACGCCGATCTTCTCGCGCACCGAGCCCTTCTTGATGTCGGGCGTTGAACTCGGCCCACAGCCGGTGAATGGATCGCTCGTGATCGCGGATCATGGAGTCGCGCCAGAAATCTTCACCGAGTTCAACATCAACGAATGGCGTAATGAAAAGGCGCGTCTCCGCTTCGGCGGAAGCGATCAAGCCTGGATCGCGATTAAGGCCCGCCACAAGATCACCGGCATCCGTCACGAGGATGGACTGTTCTGCTACCGCGACGACATCTGTCCGCGCCACTTGTGGGCCTACGAATCGTGGCGGCAACGAAACCTCGTGGATGCGCTCAAGCACGAACCCACGGGCGGCGCGTTGCCAGACGGCGCACGCCTGATCCAATGCAACGGCCCGCACTCACCGTGGAGCGAGCGCCCGCAGCGCTTGAGCCCGTGGATTGCGGATCACTGGCGATAAGGTAAGGTGCCGGAATGAATACGCGACGCTCGGACGCCGACCTACTCGGCGATGAAGATGAAGTCCGGGCCGCAGATGCGGAGATGGATTGGTCGAAGCTGCGCCTCGGCGTGACCGTCAATTGGCTCGCGGGCGCCTTCCGTCTCGACCGCAAGACCGTGAAGAAGCGGCTCGGCCCGCTGTCTCCCAAGACGAAGAGTTCCAAGGGCGATCTCTACGATCTCGAACAGGCCGCGAGCTATCTCGTGAAGCCGCAGTTCGATGTCGCGGAATACATGAAGAAGATGAATCCGAACGAACTCCCGCCGATGTTGCGGAAGGAGTATTGGGAAGCCGAGAACAAGCGCATGACCTACGAGGAACGCGCGGGCGAGTTGTGGCCGACCGAGAGCGTCGTCGCCGTTCTCGCCGATGCGTTCAAGGCCATCAAGAATCAGATGCAGGTCTGGATCGACGACGTTGAGCGTGACGCCGGACTCACGCGCGAGCAGTACGCGGCGATGCAAAAGCGCGTCGATCAGTTGCGCGACGAGTTGTTCGCGAAGCTGTGCGAACTGCCGAAGAACGCGCATCACGGCAGCGCGCTAGAAGAAGGACCGATTGGTGGCGACGAAGCGTAAGCCCCCGGCATACGACAGCCTCGAACAGATGGTTGCACAGGCGGCGGAAGTAATTCGTCCGCCTGATCGGCTGACTGTTGCCGAAGCGGCCGAGAAGTATCGGTGGATCGACAACCCCGGCAACTACACGGGTCCATATCGAAACGATCTCACGCCCTACATGGTCGAGCCGATGGAAGTGCTCACGTCGCAGGAATTCACCGGCATGATCTTCGCCGGACCTGCGCAATGCGCCAAGACCGAAGGCGTGATGAATTGGGTGACGCACTCGGCGATCTGCGATCCGGCCGACATGATGATCGTCACTCCGACGAACACGGCGTCGCGAGACTTCTCTAAGCGGCGTCTTCAACGTCTCTATCGCGACACGACCGCGCTACGCGCGTTGCTCCTTCCCGGCCGCAACGGATCGAACGTGTTCGACACGCAATTTCGCAACGGGATGCTGCTTACGCTCGCTCACCCGTCGAGCGCCGAACTCGCGGGTAAGCCGATCCCGCGCCTGTGGCTGACGGACTACGACCGGATGCCCGAAGACATCGACGGCGAAGGCTCGCCATTCGATCTGTCGAAGAAGCGCGCTACGACGTTTCGTCGCTTCGGCATGTGCGTCGCGGAATCCTCTCCGTCGTATCAAGTCGAACAGCCGAAGTGGATCGCCGCCACTCCACACGAGGCGCCGCCGACGCGCGGCATTCTCTCGCTCTACAATCGCGGCGACCGGCGCCGTTGGTATTGGAAGTGCCCGCATTGCGAAGTCCCGTTCGAGCCTGAATTCAAGTATCTCCAATACCCGGACGAGGGCGACGACCTGTTCCGTGCAGAGCACGCGGTGATGATCTGCCCTGCGTGTTTCGGCGAGATCGACCACAGCATGAAGGCGAAGTTGAACCGCGAAGGTCGCTGGGTTCGAGACGGAATGAAGTGGAACAAGGACGGCACGATCACCGGCCGTCCATATCGTTCCGACATCGCTAGCTTTTGGTTGAAGGGCGTTGCCGCTGCGTTCGCGGAGTGGAAGACGCTCGTGCTAAACTTCCTCAAGGCCAGCGAAGAATACGAGAAGACGGGCTCCGAAGAAGCGCTCAAGACCACGACGAACACCGACCAAGGCGATCCGTACATCTCGAAGGCGACGATGAACGAACGCCTGCCGGAAGAGTTGAAGGCACGCGCCGAGGATTGGGGAAGCACGGCCGCCGAACCGACCGTCCCGCCGTGGGTTCGCTATCTCATCGCGACGGTTGACGTGCAGGCGGGCGCGAAGTCGTCGTTCGTCGTGCATGTGCATGGTGTCGGTCCAGGTAACGACGTGACTATCGTAGACATGTTCAAGATCAGGAAGTCGAATCGTCTCGACGAAGATCAAGAACGAGAGTCCATCGACCCCGCCGCGTATCCCGAAGATTGGGACGTGCTCATCGAGCAAGTGATTGAGAAGACGTATCCGCTCGCCGATGGCAGCGCGCGTCGAATGCAGATCAAGCTCTCGGGTTGCGACTCGGGTGGTGCCGAAGGTGTGACGACCAACGCCTATAATTTCTGGCGTCGTCTGCGCGACGACACCGAAGGCCGTAAGTATCACACGCGCTTTCAACTGCTCAAGGGTGAACCGTCGAAGACGGCGCAGCGATACAAGATCGCGCACCCGGACTCGCAGCGACGCGACCGTAAGGCTGGCGCTCGCGGCGACATTCCCGTTGGCTTCATCAACTCGAACACGCAGAAGGATACCGTCTACGCGATGCTCGGCCGCACCGAACCGGGCGGCGGCATGGTCCGCTATCCATCGTGGGCGGAAGATTGGCTCTACATGCAGTTGACGGCGGAAGTTCGCACGCCGAAGGGCTGGGTGAGCACGAGCCGTCGCCGGAACGAAGCGTTCGACTTGCTCTACTACGCCGTGTCCCTTCTCATCGACCCGCGCATCCAAGGCGAGAAGATGGATTGGGAAGACCCGCCTGGATGGGCGAAGGAGTGGGACAAGAACGATCTCGTCATCGAAGGCGACGCGGCGGGCGGCTTTGTCGTGCATAAGCGGTCTCGGCGGAAGTCCCTGCGGGCGCTCGGCGACCGCCTTAGCTGATTGCCGCCCGGTTGCGTTCTGGCGGGACCACGAGTAACGATGGACCCTTCCAGCGCTACGAGGGACCCCGATGGCACTCACCACGCAACAAAGGCTCGATGCCGCCAAGGCCGCGTATCACGCGCTCTTGACGGGCACGTCGGCCAAGGTCGTCGTCGATCAGAACGGCGAACGGGTGGAGTTCACCACGGCCAACCGCGCCGCGCTACAAGCCTACATTCGCGAACTCGAAGATGAACTTGCGGGCACGCCTCGAACGCGCGGCCCGATGAAGGTGTGGTTCGGATGACTCGTCGCCCTCTTGCAGACCTGATCGGAGCCGAGAACATCGTGCTCCGTGCCGCCCCGGCAGATACCGCGTCTCCCCCTCCGCGTGGACGCCGGGGCGGCGACCTTGCTATCGCGGGCGCCTATGAAGGCGCGTCGCGGTTGTCGCGCGAGGTTGCGTTGTGGACCCCGCCGCTCCGCTCTGCGGACGCGGACATTCTCGACGAGATGGACACCGCGAACGGCCGCGCACGCGACGTGCTGCGGAACGACGCCTACATCCACGCGGGCGAGCACATGCACCGCGACGGCGTTGTCGGCGGCTACTACATGCTCAACGCGAAGCCGAACATGCGCGCGCTCGGCATGGCCGAAGACGAAGTGTGGGAAACCGAATTCCAAGAGGAAGTCGAAGCGAAGTGGTCGCTCTACGCGGACTCGCACGATTGCTGGATTGATGCGTCGCGCCGTCAGACGTTCACGGGTCTCGTGCGTCTCGCGGTCGGCGTCTACCTCGCGTCCGGGGAAGTGCTCGCGACTTCCGAATGGTTGCGCGGCGGCGGCCGTCCGTATCACACCGCGATCAACATGATCGAGAGCGAACGGCTCTCGAACCCCAGCTTTGGCGCGTCTTATGGGCGTTTGCGCGGCGGCATCCTTCACGACCGTTACGGCGCACCGCTGACCTATTACATCCGCGATTCGCACCCGAGCGACATCGCCATGCTCGAAAACGAATGGACGTGGACCGCGTACCCTGCGCGCCTGCGCTTCGGCCGCGAGCGTGTCATTCACATCATGGAGCAGTCGCGGATCGCGCAGTCTCGCGGTGTGACCGAACTCGTTCACGCGCTCAAGGAAATGAAGACGACCAAGCAGTTTCGCGACATCATGTTGCAGAACGCGGTTGTCAATGCGACGTTCGCAGCGTCCATCGAATCTGAAATTCCCGCGCAAGCATACGAAGCGCTCGGCGGCGGCGACAGCGATCCGCTCATCGACTACGCGGAAAACTATCTCGGCGCGGTCAGCGATTACGCAGGCGGCGCGCGTTCGCTCACGCTCGATGGCGTTCGCATCCCGCATCTGTTCCCCGGTCAAAAGCTGCAACTGCGCCCCGCTGGCGCGAACGGCCCGCTTGGCACTGATTTCGAGTCGTCGCTTTTGCGCTACATCGCGGCCGATCTCGGCGTCAGCTACGAAGAACTCTCGGGCGACTTCACGAAGACCAATTACTCGTCGGGCAAGATGGGCGCGCTGCGGACGCAGAAGCGCATGACGGCCCGCAAGGTGATGGTGGCCGACCGCTTCGCAACGTCGGCATATCGCGGGTGGTTCGAGGAAGTCGTCAACGCTGGCGGCTTCGAGACCATGAAGGGTCGCCCGGATTTCTATGCGGACCCTCTCAACAAGGACGCCTATTGCTCGTGCGATTGGATCGGCGCGTCTCGCGGTCAGATCGACGAACTCAAGGAAACCCAGGCCGCGATGCTCCGCGTCACGAACAACCTGTCCACGCTGGAAGACGAACTCGGCAAGATGGGCAAGGATTGGCGGAAGGTTCTGCGCCAGCGCAAGCGCGAGAAGGAAGCCATCGACGCCGCAGGGTTGGCGCCGCCCGAGGATAACCGTATGAGTAATTCCATCACGGGCGCTCCGCGCGAGAGCCGCGACCAAGAAGGAGCCGGTAATGGCGACGAATAACGATGGCGCTCTCGCGATGCTCGCAGGCTTCGGCGACTTCGATCCGATGCTCATCGCGCCCGATCAGAACAACCGCGTGACGGCGTGCCTTCGCGCGCTCGCTTCACATCCGCAAGCGGACAACATCTTCGCCGCCGCTGGCGACATGAACATGCAAGACGACTTCTGGCCCGCGAGCGATTCGTGGCAGGCGTCGATCAAGCCGTATGTCGTCAAGGCTGGCGTTCTGCAAATCCCGGTTAAGGGCGTGCTCCTGCACAATTTTCCCTTCGCAATCGGCAGCTACGCCACCGGGTACTATTACATCCAAAAGGCATTGGAACGTGGACTTTCCGATCCCGACGTGAAGGGCATCGCGCTCGTTTGCGATTCTCCGGGCGGCCACGTTGCGGGCTGCTTCGAGTTGTCGGATCGCATTCACGCGGCGCGCTCGATGAAGCCTATTGCTGCGTTCGCGCACGAGCACGCATTCTCGGCCGCGTATGCCGTGGCTTCGGCCGCTTCCCGCGTCACGGTGTCCAAGACGGGCGGCGTTGGTTCGATTGGCGTCGTCACGATGCACGTCGATTTCTCGAAGCAACTCGACAACGCCGGGATCAAGGTCACGTTCATTTTCGCGGGCAAGCACAAGGTCGATGGGAACCCCTATGAGGCTCTTTCCGACGACGCCAAGGCCCGCATTCAGGCCCGGATCAACGACACCTATGGGGTGTTTGTGGGGGCCGTGGCGAAGTATCGAAAGCTGGATGAAAAGAAGGTGCGCGCGGCGGGGGCGTTGACTTTTACTTCCAGCGAGGCTGTAGATCAGGGACTCGCTGATCGCGTCGGACCCTTGGATGACGCTTTGGCTGAATTTGCAACTTGCCTTTTGGGCAATGACGGAGAAGACACCATGACCGATCAAGCGAAGCCGGGCGTCGCCCAAGCCGATCACGACGCCGCCGTCGCTGCCGCTGGCGCCACCGCAAAGGCGGCCGAGCGCAAGCGTATCGCGGACATCAAGGCGAGCGACGCGGCGAAGGATCGCCCCATCGCTGCCGAGTCTGTCGCGATGAACACCGAACTTTCGGTCGAAGCGGCCGTCGCGTTCCTCGGCACGCTGCCGAAGGAGACCGCCGCCAAGACGACCAACGCGGGCGACCCCGCCTTCGCGTCTCGAATGGCTGCACAGGGCGCAGGCCCGGCCGCCGATCTCGAAGGCGCCGAGGAAGAAGAAACCGCCCTCACCGCCGACCAACGCGCCGACGCAGAAGCCGAACGACTTCTGGCCGCGCGCTTCGGCCCGCGCACTTCGGCCCGCAAGTAAACAACAGCGATCCACGGAGACACACAGATGACCCTTCTCTCTCAAAATGCACCGGGCCTCGCTGGCGGCGACTCTGACGCCTACACGCAGGACAACACGATCCTCGCGGGCGTCGCACCGACTCGCACGTCCTACGGCTACACCGTGGACGATCTCGTTCAATACTCGCTCGTCGGTCGCGTGACGATCACGGGCGAACTCAAGCTGTCCGCGTTCGCGGCGGCGGACGGTTCGCAGAATCCTATTGGCGTCACCACGCACGCCGTGTCGGCAGGCAACCAAGACTCCAACTCTTCGGCCGACTCGAACTCGGCGGTTGACGTTGAAGCCAATCGCGTCGGCTTCTACACGGACGGCGTGTTCAACTACGACCGTCTGGCGAAGGGCGCGGGCTGGACTCTCGATCTCCTGCGTCGCAACCTCGAACTCAATGGTCAGTCCATTGGCGTCGATGTGATCCGCACGGCGACGCCGACCGAATCGTAATCCCGAACAGCCCTCACGGAGCACAACAACATGGCTATCCAAATCCTCCCCTCCCGCACGCTGCTCGGCATCTATCGCGATGACCGCCTGGACGTGCCGCAAACCTTCTGGCGCGAACTCGGCGGCTTCACGCGCCGCACGGTCCAATCGACCCGCGAGGAAATCGCGTTCGAGAAGATCAACGCGCCGGGTCGTGAGATCGCGCCGTTCGTGCTCCCGACCAACACGGGCCGCCCGATCTACAAGCGCAAGGGCTCGACGGCCAAGACCTTCAAGCCGGGCTACATCAAGCCCCGCGATCCGGTCGTGCCGCAAGAGCAATTCTCGCGCCGCCCTGGCGATCTGTTCACCGACGTTCCGAAGACGCCGCAGGCGAACCGCGACGCCGAGATCGTTGACATCGCGCAACGCCACCGCACGGCCATCGAGCGCCGTTGGGAATGGATGTGCGCGCAAGCGATCATCCACGGTCAAGTCGTGGTCAACTACGAAGACGGCCCGTCCGTCACCGTGGACTATGAGCGCGACTCCAACCTGACGGTCATCAAGACGACCGATCTGTGGACGGCGAGCTACGACATCACGGGCGATCTGCAACGGTTCAAGGACCGCATGGCGAAGGCCCGCTTCGGTGCCCAAGCCGTGAACCTGATCGTCGGCGTGGAAGTCTGGCCGGTGATGCAGCAAAACGAAGCGCTGCTCAAGCGGATGGACTTGAACGTCAAGAACTCCGACGTGAACCTCAAGCGCGGCCTGATCCCGACTGTCGGCGCGCCGGAATCCCCGGCGACCTTCGTCGGCACCATCGACGGTCTGCTCAACGTGTGGGTCTACTCGGACTTCTACGAAGACGACGCGGGAAACCAAGTTGACTTCATGAATCCGCGCGACATCGTGCTCACGTCCGGCGATCCGGGCGGCGTGATGGCCTTCGGCGCCATCATGGATCACGACGCTGATCTTCAAGCCCTCCCCGTCTTTCCGAAGATGTGGAAGAACGAAGACCCGAGCGCGATCTACATCATGCACCAATCGGCGCCGCTGCCGGTGATGCCGTTCCCGAACCGCACGTTCCACGCGCGCGTTGTGGACGAAGACTCGAACTCGGCGGGCTCGTAACAACGGGCACGACGTAAACCGGACCACGGGGCGAGCGATCAACGCTCGCCCCGTTTGTCCACAGACCAAGAGGGAAACATGAAGATCAAGGCATTCGTGACTATCGTCGCGCCGGACGCTGAGACCGGCGAGGCAATCGAGATCAAGCCGGGTGGTATCGCGGATGTCCGCGACGACAAGGCCGAGTATTTGATCGACGAAGGCTACGCGGAAAAGGCCAAGCGCAAGGACGAAGTGTCCGGCACGCAGTCGGCCACGGCCGCGAAGAAGTCAGGCGACCGCAAGGGCGCAACGCAGACCACGCGCGGCGGCGCTCGCCCCGAGCGCAGCACGCGGCGCTCTCGCAAGGAACTTCTCGGCGACAAGGGTGAGAACCCGGATCGTGAGAAGGGCGAAAACGGCAAGGGCTTCGAGGAAGACTCGAACGCGGAGTAAGCGACAATGGGATGGCGGGAAACTTTGACCGAGGCGCGGGCAGTCGTCCACGACACGATGAAGGTTCCCGTCATCCTGCTCGCATCACTTGCGAGTGTGAACGACTCCAATTCAACGGACGTGGCGCAACTCTTCGCCCGCATTCACAACAGCGACAAGGCGCTCGGCGACCAAGCCGGGACTTCACTCAACAGCGCAGAGCGCTACGAGCCGATTCAACGCGCGATCTTTTGGGTTGCGGAATTGACGGCCGCAGGCGTTACGCTCGACCGCAACATGGTCATCTCTGTGTTGGCAGGCGAAGCCTACAACATCGACACCGTTCGGCCGCAGGATCGCGAGACGATCACCGTGGAGATCACGCGGCTCGACGCAGAGGACTCGGCAGGACTGCCGTTGCCTGAATAATGGCAGGCGCCATCGAGATCACCATCCGCAATATCAGCGCGTTCGAGGAAGTCGAATCGTTGCTCAAGCGTGTGCCCATCGCAGCGCAACGCGCGATCAATCGAACGGCGTCGCACGCGCGAACTGAGTCTTCGCGACGGCTGCGTCAACAGATCAATTTCAGCGCGCGATACCTCGTGTCGAAGGACGGCAAGATCGGTCTTGTCCCTGCATCGAAGGGTCGATTGCAAGCGCATCTCTCCGCGCAATCGCGGCCGTCGTCTCTTGCGCGCTTCGTTGTCGGCGCGGTCGGTAAGAAGACTGGCGCTCGCGTGAGCGTCGACCCAGGCGGCACGCGAACGCTGCCCGGCGCATTTCTCCTTGGTATTGGCGAGAACACGCTGCTCGCGGTGCGGTCGCCGCAGAAGCCTCGCACGGCTTACAAGCCCCGCCGCATTGGCAAGTCGCTGTGGTCGCTCTATGGTCCCTCGGTCGCGCAGGCATTGGTCACGCGCGACGGTCGCGGCATCTGGCCCGAGCTTGAGCCCGAGCTTGCAGTCATGCTCGAAAATGAATTCCTGCGGCAGATGAATTTGAAGGTGTAACATGGCAGACCCGTTTCGACTCCGCGTGATGAAGAACCTGACGACGTTGCTCGAAGGAATCACCGAGTCCTCGAACTCGCCGGACGATGGCCCGCAGCACAATCTCTCGGGCCATGTCTTCCGTGGTCGAAACATCTTCGGTGAGACTGATCCGCTGCCGATGATCGCGATCCTCGAAACCCCTGTCGCCATCGACCAATTGCCCGCGCCAGAAGAACAGGGCGCGTCGAGCGGACTGTGGGATATTTCGATCCAAGGGTTCGTCAAGGACGACAAGGAAAACCCGACCGATCCGGCATACCGATTGGCGGCCGATGTCATCATGGCTCTCGCTGACGAGAAGCGCCGACCTGCGCTCGAACGTCAATCCAAGGGAAAGGTGGTAACGCCGCTGCTTGGCGAATCGGGCGTGCTCGACATCTTCATCGGGAGCCCGGTCCACCGGCCGCCCGACGACATCTCGGGCAAGGCGTACTTTTGGCTGCAAATCACGGTCAAGGTGGCCGAGAAGCATAACGCCCCATACGCCTGACCCCTCCGTGGGGGCGTTGACTTTGGCTTCGGCCAAGGCTGTAGATGAGAGACGATTTTGTAAGCCGGGCGATAAAGCCGGGCACCCTGCGTGGAGACTGACAGATGGCCCAAGGCGAACCCCAAAACTATACCCTCGGTCGCGGCGAACTCTATTTCGCACGCTTCGCGAACGAGACCACGAAGGCGCCCGCTGGCGAGCGCTACATCGGCAACACCCCCGAATTCTCGCTGACCATTTCGCAAGAAGTGCTCGATCACTTCTCGTCCGACCGAGGCATTCGGGAAAAGGACGAGTCGATTGCGTTGCAGGTCAACCGCACCGGCACGCTGACGACCGACAACGTGAACCCGGAAAACGTCGCTCTGTTTTTCTTCGGCTCGAAGGCCGATGTCGTCGAAGCTGGCGGCGCTGTCACCGAAGAACTCGCTGCCGTGCAGCAAGAACTCTACTATCAACTCGGCGTCTCTGCGTCGCGGCCTGCGGGCGCGCGCGGCATCTCCGATCAAGACTCCTCGAACTCGGAAGGCGTGTTCCTCGTCGCCGAATCCGACTCGAACTCGCTCGGCGGCGTGGCCTTCGTTGAAGGCACCGACTACGAGATGGACTACGATCTCGGCCGCCTCTACATCAAGGCTGGCGGCGGCATCGCGAACAACACGAACCTGATCGTCTCGTATCAAGTCCGTGCCGCGACGTTCGAGCGCGTGATCTCGGGTTCGGAACCCGTCTCGGGCGTGCTGCGCTTCATCGCGCAGAACCCGACCGGCGACGACATCGACTACTACTTCCCGTGGGTCAAGATCAGCCCGAACGGCGACTACGCGCTCAAGTCGGACGAATGGCAGACCATTCCGTTCAACATCGAAGTGCTCAAGCGCACTGATCGGGAAGCGATCTACGCTGACGGCCGCCCGACCTTCGCGTAAGCGTTGGGCACCACCGATCTATAGCCGACGCCGGTCTCGCGCGAGGGACCGGCGTTTGCTTTTAGTAGGAGCCCGGTGTAATTTCGCCGGGTCATCCAAGAGAGGGTTCACATGGCAGGTCTTACCGCGCTCGGCTTTGAAACGGCCGACGTAATTGCACGCAAGGCGAAGGGCGATCAGCCCGCTCGCTATCTCACCGTTCGAGGGCTCTCGGCATCCGATGTGATGCGCCTCGTCAAGATTCACGGCCCCGCGCTCGGCCGCATGTTCGAGACCATCGTGTCCGGCAAGGTCAAGCTCGATCTCGACAGCGCCGCGATGCTGGCGGGCATGTGTCTCGACCAAGCGCCCGCGCTGCTCTCCGACATCATTGTGGTCGCCGCCGACACGCCGCCCGAGGAAATCTTGGACGCCTTCGAGCAGGCGCAGCGTTTGCCGGTCTCGGTCCAACTTGAGGCGTTCGAGAAGATCGCCGAACTCACCTTCATCGACCAAACGCCGGGGGAGTTCGTGGAGACCGTAGTGAAGCTGCTCGGAGGGATGAACGGTCTCCTAAGCGCCCTCAATCTCCCAAGCCCAGCAAGCCCCTAACCTTCGCCGGTTGGCTGCAAGGCATTCGGAAGGCCGTCTCCCTGCTCCGGGGCAACGGCTACCCTGACGCGCACCTGTGGCCGTTGGCGGCCGTTTGGAGCGAACACGATTTGGTGGTAGATCGGAAGAACGGTGAGTTCGCGACGAACGCGGTCTTGACCCAGGCGGCGATCTACTCGGCTCTTGGGAACGAGGGCGCCAAGGAGTTCAAGAAGATCATCGGCACGTTGCTCTCCGAAGACGAGGAATAACCGATGGCTATCCGCGATGTCGAACTCATCATCAAGGCTCGGGACCAAGCGAGCCAAATCGCGAAGACCGTTGGTGATGCGTTCGACCGTCTCTCGACTGCCGAGACGAAGGTAGGTACGGCGTCGGACAAGGCGGGCGATCTCATCGCTCGTCTCGCTACCGAACTCGCGCAGCTTCAAGCCACCGCAGGCGGCCTCTCCGCGTTCTCCCGCGTGTCCGGGCAGATCGACCGCGCTGGCGCATCCGTCACGCGGCTGCAAACGAATCTCGCACGCGCTCAAGATGCGTTCGTGCAAACCTCCCTGCGTGCGTCGCAGACGGCGACGAACCTCGGCCTGATCGAAGCCGAAGCGAACAGCGCGCGTACTGCGTTGGCAGGACAAGAAGGCGTGCTCTCGACTCTGCAAGCGGAGTTGGCGCGCACGAATGCGCAAGTCGCGCAGGCTGGCGCTCGGTATCGTCAGTTGACCGGCGAGCTTCGTCAAACGAAGGCACCGAGCGATGCGTTGAAGCAGAGCGTGCGCGATCAACGCGACGCGCTGATCTCTTTGGTGGAGCAACAGCTTCGCCAGACGAACGCGCTGGCCGCGCAGCAACAGGTTGTTCGCACGGCCGCCGCTACGCTCAACACCTTGGAGAAGGAAGCCGGACAAACTGCGACGCAGTTGCGTCGTGTGAACATCGAGTTCGAGAAGACGGCTATCGCTGCGCGAAATGAATCGCAAGCGGTCGAGATCGCAACGAACGAATATCAGCAATTGCAGGCTGCGGCGACGGCGGCCTCGGCGTCGCTCGGTGGCGTCGCGCTCAAGCAAGACGACATCACCGCTGCGGCTCGGCGTAACGCGGACGCGATCTCGCGCGTCACTCTCGCGCTCGCGCAACAGCAAGCTCGCGCCAGCCAATCGTCGGGTCAAGCAGCCGCGAGCGGCCCGGCCGCACAGGCGACGGCCGCGCTGCGCTCTCAAATTGCAGCGGTCGAACAAACTCGCGCAGCGTGGAAGGCCGCCGAGGGCGATGCTGCCCGTCTCGCTGTGTCGATCCGCAACGTCGCACAACCCACGGCCGCGATGCGCGCCGAGTTCACGCTGGCGACCATTGCCGCGCGGACGGCTAAGGATGAGTTTCGTCAGCAAGAGGCCGCGTTGCGTGGTATGCGCGCAGGCTTGCAGTTCGTGCAGACCGCGTTTCAACCGTTCACGGCGTCGGCGCGTGCTGCCGCATTGGCGCAAACGCAAACGTCGGCCGCGTCGCTCACGCTCATTCAACGGCTGTCGCTGCTCGCGCAACGGCTCATTGGTATCCGCGCTCCTGCGCAACAGGCGACGGCCGCGCTTAATGCCGCTACGACTGCGGCTGCGCGTGCGAACGCAGCGAATCCGAACCAGGCGTTCCTCGGCCTCACGCCGTCGCGCTTGCAAAACCTGTCGTTTCAAATCAACGACGTGATTACGCAGCTTGCGTCCGGCACGAGTGTTCAACAAACGCTCGCACAACAGGCCGCGCAGATCGGGCAGTTGTTCCCGAAGTTCAACAACCTGCTCATCTCGGGTCTGCGACTGCTTCCGGTCTTGGCGGCAATCGGTGTCGTGCTGTCTCCGATCATCGCGGCCTTCATCAACCTCGGCAACACGGCGAAGTCGATTCGTGAATTCAATACGGTGCTCGCCGCGACCGGCGACAGCGCGCGTATCTCGTCGCGTGAACTCGCGAACACCGCGCGTGCCATCGACGAGTACGGCGGTTCTCTCGAAGACGCCATTGCCATCGAGCGCGAATTCCTGACGCAAGGGATCGCCATCGACCACATGGAAGACTTGGCGAACGCGGCGACGAATGTCGGTCGCGCGTTCGGCATCGAAGCGACGGAAGCCGCGACGAAGTTCACGCGAGCGATCAATGGCAGTCTCGACGATGTGCTGTCGCTGGACCGTGAGATCAACTTCCTCACGGCGTCCGAACGCGAGCGCATCCGCGCACTGAATGAATCGACCGACGCTACCACGCGCGACGCTCGCGAAGCAGAGCAGCGGCAGATCGTCTACGAAGCGTTGATCCGCCAAAGCGATCAGATCGCAGCGAACTCTCGCGGCCCGTGGTCGCAAGCGTTCCGCACGTTGGGCCAAGCGTTCAACGATGTTGTGCGCGCGTTCGAGAACACGGGCATCATTCAAGCGCTCGGCCGTCAGTTCGACGAACTCGGTCAGAAGGTCAACGGCGCCGCACAGAATTTCCGCGTCGGCTTCGCGTTCCTCACCGGCGGCCGTCAAGGTCTCGTGCGCTTGGCAGAACGGCAACAAGCTGACCGCGCTTCCGGCGATCCGCGTGATCCTGATTCCGCTGTCGCGCAACGTGCGGCCGAAGCCCGCGCCGCGCAGCAACGTGAGTTCAATCGCGAACTTGATCGCACTCTCGAACGTCGCCAACTCGAAGTCCGGCTCTCCGGTGCGTCGCGTGAAGCTGCGGCCGGTGAGCGTGCGGTGTTCGACTTGCAGAACGACGCCCGCCGCGCTGGTGTCACGCTCACGCAAGAGCAGATCAGCGCCACCCGTACTGCGGCCGAGGCCGAAGAACGCGCTCGTGCAGGGCGTCGCCAAGGCATCTCTGACACGAATAGCCTGATCCGCCGTCAGCGCGAATTTAATCTCGATCTCGAACGCGAGAACGCTCAACGCGCTCTGCAAATTCGGCTGCTTGGTATGACGGCTCGGCAGGCGGCCGTTGAATCGGCTATCGAGCAAGCGCGCATCCGCGCGGCAGAACGTCGTGTCGAGATCACGGATCGTCAGATCGAACAAATCCGAGAGAGCGCCGAAGCGCTGTTCGACGCGCAGCAGGCCGAGACGCAACGCAACGAACTGTTGCAGATGGAAATCGAACTGCGCGGCATCCTCATTCACAACATGGAGCGAGTCTCTGTAGAGCAGCAAATCCAAGAGGAAGCGCAGCTTCGCAACATCGACTTGACCACGCAATATGGTCAAGCGTGGTCCGCCATGCGGACGCGAGTGATCGAGGCTACGCGCTCGGTCGAAGATTTGCGTGAAGCGCAGAGCCGTGTTGGCGCACTAGCACAGAACCTTCGCAACATGGAACGCGACTTCCGCACGGCGCGGGAGAACGGAGAGACCCGGGCGCAACTTGCGGAGCGGATGGAAGCTCTCGAAGAACAACGGCGCCTGCTTGTTGAAGCGCGCGACGCTGCGATCCAACTGGCCGAAGCTCTCGGCGACGAAGAAGCTCTCGAACGCCTGCGCGCCACGAATTCCGAAATCCGTGTGCAGCGTGAAGAGACGTTGAGCACGGCCGACGCGAACCGGATGCTCGCAGACATGCTCACTCAAGCCATCGACAAGTCGGCCGAACAGATCGCGCTTGCTATTGACGGCACGCAGGATTGGGGCGACGCGCTCACCGCTATCGGTGACATCTTCCGACAGTTCGCGTCAGACTTCTTGCGGCAAATCGCGAACATGATTATCCAGCAGTTGATCCTCAATGCGCTGCAATCGTCCGGCTTCGGCGGCGCTGTGTCCGGCGCCGTGAACGCCGTCACTCGCCACGGCGGCGGCATGGCAGGCTCGGGCGGCCCGCGCCGTCGTGTCGATCCTCGCATCTTCGTCGGCGCTCGCAAGTTCCACGGCGGCGGTGTCGCGGGTTTGACCAAGGACGAAGTGCCCGCGATCCTCAAGCGCGGCGAAGAAGTTCTCACGGCCGCCGATCCGCGCCACGTTGCGAACGGCGGACAAAGTGGTGGCGGCGTTAACGTGCGAAACGTGAACGTGTTTGACGCGACCGAAGTTTTGCAACAAGCCTTGTCTCGCTCGGGCGGCGAGAAGGTGATCCTCAACTATGTGCGCGAAAATCCGAGCGCATTCCGCAGTGCATTGGGAGTCTAAGATGAGCATTGATCTTTCCGCCGTCGCGGCCGAATCGAAGAAGGGTGAAGGTGGCTACGCTTTCCGAGCGGGTATCGACGCCGAGAAGACCGCGCAACTGCTTGAGCAGATGGCGGCACAGCTTCGTGCGACCAACATCATCCCCACGAAGTGCTCGGTCACGTCCGAGTTCGTCAGCGGCGATTGGGAACGCGGTCGGCTCGTGCTTGAGTTCAACGAGAAGGTGTTTCTGTAATGGCCTACGAAACTGCAACCGCTTCGTCGTCGTCGGACTTCTACGACCGCCTCATCACGTTCCTGACGACGGACAGCGATCTCGTCGCGAACTCGCAGAATTGGGCCGTCGTCTGGCGGCCCGACTCGAACAGCACGGGCGAGAACGGAACGGACATTGTGCTCCGTGGTCCGGGTTTGTCTGCGGCCGATCAGGTCTACATTGGGTTCCGGCTCGTCGAAGACCTGCTCAACGACTCCGCGTGGATCGAAATGGTCGGCATGACCGGCATCATCACGAGCGCGCTCAACTACGATCAGCACGTCAACGTCACCACCAACGGCGGCGTGCGGATGCACTTGCGCGGAAACAACCCGATGGACTATTGGTTCGTCGCGAACGGCCGTCGTTTCGTTGTGGTGGCTCAAGTCTCGACGATCTACGAAACGCTGTACGGCGGTCTGTTCCTGCCCTACGGCGAACCGACTCAATACACCTACCCGCTGTTCATTGGCGGTGCGAGCGGCAACAGTTCGGGGTCGGGCGAGATCGAAGATTGGCGTTCGACTGCTACGGCGCACTCGCTGTTTCACCGACCGCAAATCAATACGTCGCCGTCCGGGCCTTATGGCCCGAGCGCGTACATGCTCAATCCTGCGGGGGAGTGGATGACGTGCGGCATCACGGACAATGAAAACCACGACTGCGGAATGACCCCGTGGGAGTTCCACGACGACGGAGACGATTGGCGGATCGAAAAGGCCAGCACCACGGGGCAAAAGGGATACGCGGATCACCACGCTCGAATCATCCAGGCGTTCGGTGGAGACTTCCCACTCGCGCCTATTGGCATCTGCCGTCGTGGACCGAACCGTCAGTTCTACGGCGTGCTCGAAGGCGTGTATCACGCGCCGGGACGTGGCAACTCCGCGGAGAATGTGGTGTTGGCAAACAACCTCGATCACGTCTGTTTCCCGAACGTGTTCCGAACGGACATCCAAGAATTTTTCGCTGTGCAAATCGGCTTCCCCGAAGACTCCAACTCGCGCTCGTAAGGATCAGCAATGGCCTACTCTGTCCACAACATCTCTGCGATCACCGACGTTCCCGCGTTGGTCGGCGCGTTCGCTGCGGCTAACGGGTTTGTCACCGATCTCACGAACCCTAACATCCCGATCATCTCGTGCCCCGGCGACTCGAACAGCGCCGAACCGAACTTGGAATTTCAAATCCAAGCGACGATCTCGGGAACGAACAATCAGAATCACGATTGTTGGTGGAGCGAAGCTCGCGGCGGATCGAATTCTTTCGCCGACGATGACATCGCTCGCATCACGTCTCCTAAGCTCAACGTCGGAGCGGCTACGACGGCGAACCCCACGGTGTCGCTGCCTACTCGATTGCACATCTTCGGCACGGCTGTAGCCACGGATAATCCGTTCATCGCGGTCTCCATCGAGTACGGCTTCAACAGCCACCGTCACTTGTATTTTGGCAAGATCGAATCGCGCGGGAACTACACCGGACGCGACGTGATCGCGTGCGCAGGCGGCCGTCGCGGCTCCACTTCCTCGTCGCTCGAACACTGGACCGACGACGCTTCCTCTCACTTTCTCGCATCGGGTTTCTCGTCCGTGCAAGGAACGGGCAACTATGGTGGTGCGCGGATCATCCACGCGGACAATCCGACTGAATGGCGCCGCTTTGACGCGCCATTAGGTACGAGCACGCCATTGGACGAATATACGAACCAACAAATCAACGGGGGTTTCCAAGACGGATTCAACGACGGTTGGGTCATGGACGGCAAGGCCGCCTTCGCGGGCGTGAACATCCTCGTGCCGATCAACCTCTACGCGCCGATCCCGATCTCGGGCAACACCGACGTTTCGTTCGTCCCGCTCGGGCGTCTTCCGGGTGTTCGCATGGTCAACATGCAGGACTTGGAACCGGGACAACAGATTGAAGTCGGTAACGAAACGTGGCGCGTGTTTCCGCACACGACCAAGCGCGATGAGACCACGCAACTCAACGGGGTCGGCGGCGTGAACTGGCCGACCTACGAGACGAGCTACTATCTCGGTTACGCATATCTCGAAGAGGATGCTCCGTAATGGCTACGGGCTACATCGAACCGATCATGTCTGCATTCGAGCGCGGCGGCCAAGGGTCGTTCGTGCTTGCTTCGCTTCCGCAAAACGAGCGGTTGCTGGCGCACGCCGATGTCGATCCGTTCTATGGTGACTTCTCGTTTCAGAATCCTGATCCGATCTCGCAGTCATACGGCGGGAACCGAGAGTTCGCGTTTCTCGACGACTTCTATTTCCGCGTCTATCTGATCCCGCAAATCTTGGACTTTGGCGCCATCGTTACGACCGTTACGCGAGAGATCACGGTGTGGAACGCATACTTCACGCCCGTCATCTTGCAGAGCATCACGCCGTTCTTCGGCGAAGAAGTTGTGCAGGGTGGTCCGGCTTTGCCGAATTCGATCCCGCCGCTGACGATCCGCGCGTGGGAATTCACCGTCACGACCGAAGGCCCCCCGACGCTCGAAGAATCCTACACTTGGACGTTCGACACGGGCGAAGTGTTCACGCTGCCCGTGACGGGAACGCGCTCGGTTCTGTGGCCGTTCCTGCCCAATTGGGGCACGCCGTTCCGGTACACGCTGGAATATGATACGTCGGTCTTCACTGCGCGCAGCGGCCGTGAGCAACGTCGCGCGGATCGCGAGCATCCGCGTCTTTCTCTTGAGTTCGACATCATCGTTCACAGCGACAAGCTCGCGAACTATCGTCGCCTCATGGCGTTGTGGCAGGACCGCCCGTTCATTGTGTCGGACATTTCTCGCAACGTGACCGCCGAGACGGCACTGCTCGCGGGACAGAACACGGTCACGGTGAGCGACGACCCGACGTGGATTGGTGTTGAAGATCGCGCGGTCGTACTCGTCACGGGTTCGGGCGAAGCGCAGCAGGTTGGCTCGCGTGTGATCGACAACATCGACACGTCCAACAATCTGCTTACGTTCAAGGACACTGATACGGTTGATTGGCCGGTCGGTACTAAGATTTATGCGGTCGTCGTCGCCAACCTCGAAGACGAACGCACGTTGCAACGGCACACGACGAACATTCGTTCGGGCTCGATTCGATTCAAGGTCTTGCCCGGAACCGAACTCGTCGAAGCGCCGCCGCTCGCTGACGAATATTTTCTCGACCGCGAGTTGTTTCTGTTCAAGCCGAATTGGGGATCGCAGAACGACGCGCTCGACGCGCATCCGACCGAGTACGTGGACTACGGCGTTGGCCGACTCGCACGGTTCTCCCCGCTCGCGTATCCGCAACAAACGTGGACGCAGACTTACGTTGGACGCGACGCCGAGGGTATTCGCGAACTGCTCGACGTGTTTCGCCGCGCCAAGGGTCGTCAGGGCGAATTCTACATGCCGACGTGGGAAAACGATCTTGTCCCGAGTGTGCGACTCAACGGAGCGACGCTTGGTATGCAGATCGCCGGGCTCGACGTACTCAACGCATACGGAACCGACCCGACGAAGCAGGCCGTGATGGTAGAGCTTGTTGATGGCACGCGCATCTTCCGGGCTATCGACGAAGTTGTCGTACACCCGAACGAAGTCGATACCCTCATCAACATGACGCAAACTTGGGACGACACCATTGAACTCGAAGACATCCATCAAGTGTCGTGGCTCATGTGCTGGCGCTTCTCGACGGACGATCTCACGGCAGAGTTTTTGACGAACAGCGTTGCGAACTTGTCTATGAGTGTTTCGTCTCTCGAAGACCTGCCTGCGGAATCAGATGAAGGGTCGAACTCGCCATGAGCTTCGCACAACGAGAACTGAGTCGAACGAAGGGCCAGCCGGTATCGCTGCTCCTGTTTCGTTACGGCGCCGCCGTGGACGAGTTCTTCGCGTACACGAACGCGGAGTACGAACGCACGCACGCGACCGTGAACTATCAGCCGGTGCCGATCTCTTACGGCGCCATCGAAGCGTCAGGTTCGCTCGACAAGAAGACTCTTGAAGTCCGCACGTCGCTCGACAACGAAGTGGCCGAACTGTTTCGCGTGTCGCCGCCGTCGTATCCGATCTCGCTTGTGATTCGGCGCGGGCATTTGAATGACGCCGACAATCAATTCCTCGTCGAGTGGTCCGGTCGCGTTCTGTCGTGCGCCCGCGAGCGCAACGAAGCGATCTTCGCGTGCGAGCCGATCTCCACGTCGATGCGCCGTACCGGCCTGCGTCGGCATTGGCAGTATTCTTGCCCGCACGCGCTCTACGGGCCGCAATGCAACGCGAACAAGGCAGCGGCCACGACGACGCAGACGGTCGTCAACGTCGAGAACGCGGCGATCATCCTCAACGACGGCTGGGAGATTCCGTCTCGCGCTGTGAAGGCGCACGGCGGGATCGTCGAGTGGACCGGGCCGAACGGAACGATCCGTCGCACGGTCATCGCGATCAACGATGATCTCGTGACGCTGCGGCTCAATGGCCCGACGACGGGGCTCACGAGCGGATCGGAAGTCGAAGTCTCGCTCGGGTGCAATTTGCGCTTCGAGCACAATGGCACGTCGTTCGTGGACACCGACTGCCAGACGATCCATAACAACATTCAGAACTACGGCGGCCAGCCGTGGATTCCCGACGACAACCCCATCGGCACCAACGTCAACAAGTATTACTGACATGAAGGTTCATCATCACAACGGGACGAACATCGTCTGCAAGATCGACCGAAGCAAGCGCTGGGGCTGCAAGGTCATCACGAGTACGCTCGGCCGTGAAAAGGTGACGTGCAAGAACTGCGTGCGTGCGCTTAAGGGAGCCGAGCAATGATCTGGAATTGGGTCGCGCAACTTCTCATCGCCTTCGTGCTCAACGTCGTCGCGTATCTCATCGCGCCGAAGCCGAAGACGCCGAAGCCCGATATGGCGAAGGACTTCGAGAACCCGACCGCAGAAGCGGGTCGGCCTTGCACGGTTCTGTTCGGCACGATCACGATCAAGGGCGGGAATATCCTTTGGTACGGCGACAAGGGCCGTCGAGACTACGAGGTCAAGGCGTAATGCGGATCACGATGACCGACGTGCGTAACGCTGGAATCTGTGCGAAGGGCGCGCGCTC